TTGTTGTGCCAGTAGGAAATCCAGTTTGTAAAGAAAAAGTAAATGCACCCGTACTATTAGAGGTAGGTGTAACAGTCACAGTGGATGATTGTCCGTAGATTATATTTTGTGTAGCTGCTGCAGTAATGGTTGGAGTAGCACCTGATATATTAATTGTACCAGCAGCAACAGGAGTTGTAACTGCTGCGTAATTACCAGAAGCAGCTTGTGTAACTAATACATTGATTGTACCAACACCCCCAATAGTTACAACACCAGTAGTGCTATCGATTGTTGTACCAGTAGGAAATCCAGTTTGTAAAGAAAAAGTAAATGCACCCGTACTATTAGAGGTAGGTGTAACAGTCACAGTGGATGATTGTCCGTAGATTATATTTTGTGTAGCTGCTGCAGTAATGGTTGTTGGTTCTATCAATAAAGTTATATCATTAACATTAAGCCAAATACCTGACTCTCCTACAGCATATTGATTTGTTCCATTGGAATTTATTGAAACACTTGTAAATCTAGCATAACCTATTCCCGCTGAAAACCATGAAGATCCGGAATCATTCGATACAAATACACCGTTATTATCAGAAGTTTCATATACAGATACAATCCATTTTGTTCCCGTGGAATCACTTGATATATGTCTAAAACCAATATTAACATTAAATATTTGTGAAAATGTTTGACCATAATTATTTGATTTATAAAGACCAAAACCATATATAGTCGAATAAATTACATATTGACCAGTTGAATCACTTGCAACTCCAAAAGCCACATTGCTACTACCTGTACTATTAGTCCATGTACTACCATAGTTATTTGAAAAATAAACACCATTATTATACCCAGCAGCTACTAAATTTTGTCCAGTTGAATTACTAGTAACACCATTAATTCTCCCAGTAGATATTCCTGTTGCTTGCCATGAAAACCCATAATTGGTTGATCTTAAAACACCTTTTGTATTAGTACCACAAAGTACATATTCTCCAGTCGAATTACTAGTCAAACAATTACAACTATTACCGTTGTTTGTGTATGCTAAAGTCCAATTTACACCAGAGTTTGAAGATGCATAAATATAACCATTAGTATAACCAGTAGTAACACCAGAACATGCTACTATATTTTTTCCATTAGTATTAATAACAACATCAGACCATGGATAATTAGAAGTTCCTGAAGGAGATACTTGTATAAAACTTGTACCAAAATTACTGGAAAATTGTATACCAGCATATGATCCAGTTCCTTGCCAACTAGCTATAGCTAAATATTGTCCATTTGAATATTTACTACAATTTATATTACCTACTTGTTGACTAGTTATTCGCCCCCAAGGCATTGTAATATATATATATATATTACATTATAAATTAACCAAATTATTATAAATAGTTTTCTCTACATCAAAAAACCATGTTTTTCTGATTAACGGATTCTTATCCATTTCTATATCATTATAATATCTAATTATTATTTCCAACATAACACAAAAACCTATTTTTTTTATTTCGATGGATATTTCATCATTATAAATATTTCTTTCATCACCCTCTTTAAAAAATGGTCCACTTTCGAGAACCCTATTCAAACGTTTAATTGTATCATTTTTCGTACTACCACTGCATCTCAACCCTATATTATTACGTTTATCTGACATGTCTTTTGTTTTGAATACAACACCCTCTTTTTTAAAATTATGCATAAAACCTACAAAATTATTAATGTTTTCTCTAGCTATTTCATATTTTTTTTGAACAGTGGATTGAAATAATATATTTTCACTAGGTTTGGATTTATTCCATTCTTTTGTTTCTGTATCTTGAATAAACAACAATATTTTTTTATCAACTTCGAGAACAATTCCTTTGATACCATTTCTCTCTACTATTTTTTCATCAAAATATTGTTTTATTATTTTTTCATTATTGTCTAATGGTTTCATAGTTTCAATATCAGGTGTTTTATATAAGTAATGAACGAGAACAAATCGTTGATCAGTCGATAATGTATCCAAAAAATGATAAATAATATATTTATTTACGCGGTCAATGGATACATTATGAATGTTCTCGTTTATTAATATAGCATAGATACGACCACAATGTACGTACCAATCATTTTCATCTTCTGTTAATTTTATTTTATTTAATGCATTTTTTTTTTCAGTATCGATAATATTAAACTGTTTTTTTAATTCATTGATAATGTTCTCGTATTTATTCGATAAATCATCTCCTTCGTCCGTTTTTTCGATTATTTTTTCTATAGGTTTATTTCTTTTTGTAGTATCTATTTCCATTTCTAAAACACTGGTTTTATTATCAATTGGTACAGTTCTATCAAATAAACTACTTCGTTCATCGGTAATCTCGATTGGCTGGAAAATATAATTATTATCATTATTTATCAAATAACCACTACGTCCATATTTATCAACAATTGTTTCATTATTATCTGTAAATATCGAAAGAACATAATCTATTTGTTCATCTGGATATTTACGTAAAATATTAATAGAATTAAATAAATGTTCTCGATTATAGAAATTTTGTTCCCTAAAAAGTTGTCGAATTCTTTTTATAATAGCTGAATAATTTGTTTTTAAATAACCAGTATTGTATGTATTTTTGGTTACATCTGATTCATTTATTTGTACATTTGGAGAACATACGAAATTGCAATTATCTTTGTAATCACATATATCTGTAAATGGTTTATCTCCAACTTTGTATTCGATTTCTATTGGTTTACTAGATAATTGAATGTTAATTTTTTGATTTGCAACGTTCTCTAATAATTTATCTACAGTTAGATTTGTTTGAGAAATATTCAATATACAATCTACGGCAACCTCTTTCATAACGCGAGTAACTTCACCTATTTGTATTGCCTTGTTTTCAGCATAACGATATAAATATAAATCGGCAGGTTCTTCATCATTTTTTGGAGTAGTAGAATGTAAATAAATTTCTACATTACGTTTTTTAAATGGTAGATCACAATGACTTAGATTTCGAAGACCTCTACCAATAATTTGTTCAATTCTATTCAAATTATACCATGGAGATAAAATATGTACTTGACGAATATTTTTGAAATCAAGACCTTCTGCTGCAGCTTGACTAATAAGTATTACTTTTACATTCTGACCATTGATGTTATTTTTAGATGTAACATATTTTATATCAGCCAAATTATTAGGAGAGAACGTTTTATCACCAGTTATCATTATATATTTGGCTTGTGAAAATTCACCTATAGCATTACCTCGATGTGTTTCACCTGCTTGTTTTGCTTTTAAAAAGTCTTCTTTTGTTTTCATTGTAATAGCGTCTAACATTTTTTCACTTGGTGGTGGTGTTTTTAAAAGAGATGTTGTATGAGATGCAAACCCATATCTTGTAAAACCCATTTCTTCTAACATAAGAGCAAGTGGTACTACACCACCATCAATATATTGTGAATAAATGATAATAATACCTTCTGAATTGCGTATTATATTTGATATATTTCCCATTTTGCCACTATATTTATGAATATTGTCTGGATGAAATATTCTACCGTATTTTTCTAATATTTCTGGCTTATATTCGAAATCCTTTCGTAGTTCGAACGATTCACGTATAGTTTCATATGTCATTACATTAGATAGACCTGTTTTTCCAGTCATATTTTTGATAATTTCTGCATTTTCTTGTATTTTAGATTCTACAGATGATTCGTCTTTAGATTCTACAGATGATTCGTCGGATGATACAGAATCAGTTGCACCTCCAGATATTCCAAGTGTTTTACTTATATTTTGAACTATTGATTGTTGTTTAGGTTTTTGTTTCTCAGGCTTTTGTTCTTGAAATTCAGTGTCTTTAAAATCTGGATTTGGAAATATGATATTCAATGATTCCAATGGTTGTTGTAAATGAGTATATCCAAATGACTCCATATTTTCGAATGTTGGCATCTCTCGTTCTTCACCATGAATATTATATGTATTGAATGATTTATTACGTAAATTATCCATAATAAACTTATATGCCTTTTCTTGATATTCACCGATTTGATTCAAATATACAGGTAAATGTTGTAATGGTTTTTCAATAGGTTTCAAATTCATTTGTGTTTTTGGATATGTTAGTATAACAGGTGTAGTATCCGTTTTTTCTCCACCAGTTATTTCTTGAGATGGCTTATTAGCTTCTTCTGGTGTAGGAATTATTTTTTGATTAATAGGATTATTATTAAATGTATTTTCAGGCGAAAATGTATCAGGATAAATACGAAAAGGAAATGTATAAGGATTTTCACCACGAACATAAGAAACATAACCTGTTAATTTTCTTTTTAAAAGTTCTCTACCTCCCTCTAATTTCATTCCATCTTTTGTGGTTCTCTCCTTCACAAAATTACCTTCTTTATCAAATATATCCTCTGTTTTTATAGAACTACGTTTATCAACAGCATTCATTAGATTTGTTAACCATATTATTTCTTTATAATTATTATAAACAGGTGTAGCTGACAATAACAAAAGACGAATATTTTGTGCATAACGAGCAATACGCATTAACATACTACCTACTTTTTTGGCTTCTTTATTTTCTTGTGCAAGTGTTATATTATGTACTTCATCAATAATAATAAGTCGATTATTGAATAACTTACGTATCTTTTTTACTTCTAATTCTTTTTGTTCTTTGGTAGGTTCTTTATCTTCGTCCATATCCTTTGTTTCAGAACGAATTATATTAGCTAATTTATCATAACCTACAAATTGATAATAAGTTTTTATTAGATTATTTATTTCACTTATAATTTGATTTCGTTTTAATTCATACATAGATGAAGGGTTTATTTCATTCAACAACAAATTACCAATACATGTATTCAGATTCCACAATCCATTTTCTTTCTTCAACTTACGATCATCAAATAATTGTAAACGGAAATTATTTTGAACATTTGGTGAAGCAACTATCAAAATACGTTTGCTTTTTTGAACCAATCCAACTTGTTTCATATAACTACGCATTTCTTCAGCAACACCAATAGCACTACAAGTTTTACCAGAACCTAACATATGATACAACAAAAGACAATTATAAGGTGTTTGATAAGATAAGAAATTTTTTACAAATAATTGGTGAGGTAATAACTCAAAGTCCGCATTACACATTTTTTCAGCTTGTTCTTTTATATCGTAAATACCTCCATCAAATTTAGTATCATTAAATTCTTTACGTTTTGCGATTTTAACATTAAAATTAGGATCATTCAATTCAGGATATAAAAAATCAAAATCTTTTGCATCTCTGGATTCTAAATATTCATGTTCCATTTTTTCTTTATTAAAAAAAAATGCATTATATTCTTTTGATTCAATATCGCGATTTTCAGGAATACCGATTTTTTGTTGTAATTCTTCTTCATCTTTTGTATTTTCAATTATATTATTAGGCAATGGTGTTATATCTTCATCTGTAATTGGTTCACCTTCGTTAACTTCTTGTAATGTGTCAACCTGAATAGTTTCGTCAATTATTGGTTCTTCTTCAATAAAAGGTTCTTGTTCAGGAGCAGGAGGTGGATTTTGTATTTGTTCTTCAATAGTTTCGGTTATCGGTTTTATAGTAGCTCCTTCTATAGGCTTATGTATTATAATTTTATCCTTATTGATAATATTAAGTTTCAAAGTTTTATTTTTCAATTTGGGTACGATATTTAATTTTCTAGTTTTATTTGCTTTTGAAGCAGAAATATCAGTAATTAAAGCTAGTATAAGATCTCCTCTAAACCTACCATATGTCTTTTTATTTTTTTCTTTTAATTGTTTTTCTAATTTTTTATCTGATATTTTCTTGGGTAGATAAAATTTATTTATTTGTTCTTTGTATATACTATTATCATCATTATTATTGGTTAATTCTAACATTTTTTCTATATTACTATAATGTTCAAACCTCATTTCATGACCATAAAAAATATATGTTTGTTCATATCTGTTATTTCCAATATATATATTCTTATATTTTGGATCATTATCAAGAGAACGTTTAATTAAAGGTTTATCAGGTTCATTTTCAGTTTTTTCGTCTGTAACTTCTTGAACATCTTCTATAGGTTCTATAACTACTTCTTCTATTGTTTTTTCTGTAGGTGATTTATTGAAAATATATTTCAATATTTGATTTTCTTTTGCAACATCAGTACCTTTTATTTCTGTAAATATATCAGTTGATTTTGAAATAGTGTCCGTTATATTACTTCTTAATTCTTCTAATGTAGATTTTTTGGGAGATTTTTTCTTTGTATTATTCTTTTTCACCGAAACCTTTTTTTTATTAGAAGACATACTTAAAATATCATTATATATTTTTATACTGATATTTGAATAAATTATAGTAAAAAGATGCGATATGTTTTTAAAATATTATTAATAATAGATAGTAATCTAATTTTTTCTAAATTATATGGTCTTATTGCATTGATGCATTCATTGAATGTTTTCCATTCCATTTTACTAACTTCAGAAGATTGAAATTTATCCATATTTATCGTTTTATCATACTTCATATAAGCCAAATAATATTTATGTTTATATGATTTATAATTAGACCCAGTAAATATTTCTTCAAATGGATATATATTTTGAAATGTTATAATGTCTTTAATATTGAAACCGGTTTCTTCATTAAATTCACGTAAAGCGCAATCAAAGTCTTTTTCCTGATAATTCCTACGACCTTTTGGAAAACCCCATTCTGGTTCTCCCCATAACGGATATTTATTACTTTCTTCTATTAATGAATCCAAATTATAAAAGTCATTTTTTATGGTTATTCCATTTCTTAATGAACTAATTTTTTCATAAGAAATTACTTCTTCCGATTTATATTGTGATGAAACAGATTTTGTACCCCATAATCCAATCCATAATTCTTCAAAACTGAGTGTTTTTAATTTTATTTTTTCTTCTACAGTCATTTGTTTTAGCATATTCAAAATATAATCTTTGTTAAAAATCGAATATTTTCCCCTCATAAAATCAATATACCCTAAAGTATCTTTACGACAAATCATCAAATATTGTATTTCACCATTACAAATACGAAAAGTAATTAATCCAACACTCGTTATTGGCATTTTACATTGATGATATAAATGTCCCTGTTTTCCACAATTATTACAATATGAATCATTCATTTTAATTATTATTTTTCGATTTTCCTATTTTATTATATTCCATTATCTTTATATATTTATAATCAAAATGCATTTTGATCCTTCTGTATGGGGACCACATTATTGGTTTTTTATACATACCGTAGCCGAGTCATATCCAATAAATCCAAATAGTGTAACCAAGCGAAAATATTATGATTTTATACAAAATATCCCATTATTTATACCTGTTCCAGAAATGGGAGATAAATTTAGTCGAATCTTAGATAAATATCCAGTAACTCCATATTTAGATAGTCGTGATTCATTTGTACGATGGACACATTTTATTCACAATAAATATAACTTATTATTAGGAAAACCAGAAATACCATTACCATTAGCTTTAGAATATTATCGTAATGAATACAAACCGAAACCAATATATTTGGCTGAAAAAATAAAAATGAGAAAGCATTATCTTGTGTTTGCTATTATTTTAATATTATTCGCATTGATTATTGTTTATTATAACCAATGAACTTTTCTCTTTATATTATAATTAAATAAATGCGTATAGAAATTCTAATATTTATTATAGCCGGATTTTTAATGGCAAATGTTTACACTGATGGAAAATATATGAAAATATTACAATCTGGTAAAAAATATTATCAAATGGCTGGAATTGCTTTCGTTGCACTTATGTTATATATTTTAATAAAAAGAAATCCTGCAAGAGTGCATGATATTATGAGTACTACCAACGATTATATAAAATATTTACCAATTGATAAAGGCACATCAAGTATTATATCTCCTATTTTAGATTTTACAACAAAACATAATTTTGTAAATGACCAATATAGAAGTATTGATGGTGATGACTATGATGGTTACAATTACCCTATAATACCAATGCCTGTAGGTAGATCACCAATACAAAATGCTGCTGAACAAAGATTAGCAAATTCAGGAAAAAAGGCAACAAAACGATCAGTTAGTGAAACAAAAAAGAAATTTGTAGCATCTAGGCAAAACTGGAAATGTGGTGATTGTCAAACACAATTGAATGCATGGTTTGAAGTTGATCATATAAAACGTTTAGAATATGGTGGTAGTAATCATATAGATAATTTAGTAGCATTATGTAGAGAATGCCACGGTAAGAAAACTACTATTGAAAATTTATAGGTCAAATATTTTTCAATGATTTTATGTAAGATTTATTTATTTAATTCTATCTATATATTAAATAAATAGTTGTAAATGAATAATGAAAAAATATTGAATAATAAGTTATTTATATCCGCTTATGTAATTCTTATGTTTTTTTTCCCAATTTTTTTATTTTTTTATTTATTTTCATTTAATATGCTTAATATTAATTTCTTTTATCTATTTTCGTTTGTTCTAGATAAGGATAAATTAAACTTATTATTTGTAGCCATTTTTATTATCATTTCAGTTCTATTGTTAGTATTTATTAGTAAATCAATACATAATGTTACAGACAAACAGAATTATATTTCAATTATTTCATGTACAATGATTGTATTACCGTTTATAATTTTCTTTATGAATAATTTTTATAATTTAGAAGACAAAGTACCAAAATTAATGTTTGGTGATATAGGAAACAATATAAAAATTATTACATCTGCTATTCTCATGTCTATAATATACATGAATTTAATTATAACAAATGTAATCAGTCCTTATGAAATAGCATCTAACAAATTAGTAATATTAGTACCTGTTTTATTTCTAGTATTTCTTTTACTTATAAATAATTCAGACTTAATTTCAAATATAACAAATATAATTATAGAAACTATTCAATATTCAGGACCTCAACTTATGAATTATGCTATTCTTTATTTTATAATTTTTTTTATTGGTGTAGTTTTATATTTTGCAGCATTTGATGATGCAGCTTCAACTACTAAAAATTATATATATTCATTCAGTACTATAATACCTCTTTTATTACTATTTAGTTTTATAATACCATTAAGTAATCAAAATAATCCTACATATAAAATGTTTTTGATGGTTATACTTGGTATATTATTTACTGCGATCGTATATTCATATTCTTCTTTGAATAAACAGAATTTTACTTTTGTATCTTATACAATGAATTTTATTTTGTTATTTGCAATACTGGTTGGATTAGCAATATTCTTTTATATTTTTGGTAATTATTTAAAATCATTGAATAATTTCAGTGGTTTAATAGTTTATTTTATATTTTATATTCCATGTTTAATTATTGATTTTTTCAAATATATATTGAAAGAGCTCCGAATGACATCATTGACTATTTATGTATTGTTCATTATTGAAATATTATTAATTCTATCTTATTTATATTCAACTTATATTATAAATTATTTGATAAACAAAACAACAAAAAATATAGTATTATTACCAAAAACTGCGTTTTTAGATATAAAATCTACTATTACTACTAATTATGATTTACGTATTAAAGATCCTTTTATTACTAATAAAATAAATGATGTACAAACATTAGAAAATATACAAACCTACTCTTATAGAAAACGTTATTCTATATCTATGTGGATTTATTTAAATAATCAACCACCTAATAATATATCTTATTCAAAGGAAACAGAAATATTCAATTATGGTAATGGAAAACCGAGAATAACATATTATAATGATATTACAACAGACAATTTAAAAGACAAGTATATATTCTATTTCACTAATAATAGTAAAGATTCAAAAATTAGAATGACATTACCTGGACAAAAATGGAATAATATTGTATTCAATTATTATTCAGATAAAGTAGATTTATTTATTAATGGTAATTTAGAAAAAACATATATATTTAATAATATTGCACCCACATATTATGCTAATGACAATATGACAATAGGAACACAAGATGGGTTAGATGGTGCTATTTGTAATATTAATTATTATACAGAACCACTTACAAAAACACAAATTATAAATGCTTATAATTTATTAATGATGAAAAATCCTCCAACATTATTACAATAATTCCATAAAATCGATAAATATTATATATTACTATTTTATATTAGTATTATATAATGAACACTGTTGTTATTATTTTAGGCATTATTATTGTTTTTTTAGTTTATATATTGTTTAAATACTTTACAAATACAGCAAAAAATTTACAAGCTCAAGCAAATTTAAATTATCAAGTTGCTGGTATGAAAGTAAATAATCCACAAGCTACTAGATATGCATATGGTGTTTGGCTTTATGTTAATACATGGAATTCAAATATATATCATGTTGTATTTAGTAGAGATAATAACATTGTATTATATTTAGATAAAAGTACTCCTACATTAATTTGTAAAATGACCATGTCTGACAATACAACTCAATCTTTAATTATAACTAATAATTTCCCATTACAAAAATGGGTTAATATTGTTATTAGTGTAGATAATCAATTTGTAGATGCATATTTGGATGGTAAATTAATACAATCCAAAAGATTTTATTCTACTGCAAGTACTGGTACTGCAGTTATGCCTAAGATACCACCAGATGAAAATACTTTAATATTTGTAGGTAATTCTGAATTAACATCTTACAAAAATTTAGATAATTCTAGTATTAATCTAACTAATTGGGATGCATATATTACAAAATTTAAACAATGGAGTTCTGGACCAGTTGATCCACAAACAGTATGGAATTATTATATGGACGGTAATGGTAGTCTTCCTTTGTTGAATGCTTTAGGTAATTACGGATTGAATTTACAAATTTTAAAAAATAATGTTGAAAGCAATAAAATACAATTATTTTAGATGTTATTATTTTTATTATTATAATATATACTATTATTAATATATTATATTATGAATCAACTACCACAAATAAATGAAATTAAAATGCCTGAACAAATGAAAAGTGTTGGTGAAAATATTGGTAATACAATTAGTAGTTTAAAAGAAAATGTGAATACATCTGTATCTGCATTTTCTGAAAAAGCCGAAGCAGGTGTAGGTGCTTCTTCTGAATTTTTACAATCAAACACTATATTTGCCAAATTTGCGTTTCTATTATTAGCTATTATTTTATTTGTATTTTTATCGTCTTTAGGAATATTATTAATTACATATTTTTTATCATCACCTTCAAACCCATATGTAATAAAAGGAATGATTGATGGTAATGATGATAAAATTATTACTCAAGATCCAAAAAATACTAACTCTGTTGAAATTATACGTTCAAATAATCGCAAAACTGGATTAGAATTCACTTGGTCATTTTGGTTATACATTAGAGATTTAAATAATAGTTCCACAACATATCAACATGTTTTTAATAAAGGAGATACTAACTTTAATTCTATATCTGGAATAGCAAAAGTTAATAATAGTCCTGGTGTTTATATTTCTCCAGGCAATAACAGTTTACGTATTATTATGGATTCAGTATCTCCAAGTGATACTGCTATTGTTGATATTAGTAATGTACCTATACGTAAATGGTTTCATACTGCTGTTCGTGTTCAAAATACTATATTAGATGTATATATAAATGGTATAATAGCATCACGACATGTAATGAATAATGTTCCAAAACAAAATTATAATGATATTAATTATGGTCAAAATGGTGGATTTATCGGAAAACTTTCAAATCTTAGATATTATAGTTATGCTATGAATGTATTTGAAATTAATGGTATAGTTACATATGGTCCTAATACTAACACTTATAGTTTATCAACTGCTTCTTCTGCAAAAGGTAATTATTCTTATATATCTAATTCATGGTACAATAATAGTTAAAAAATTATGATATAATACTATATTATTATATAATAAAAATGTCTAATTTATTAAACTTATCAACTATTTGTGATCAACGTAAATTATTACAGCTTTTTAATAAGCCATTGCCAAGATATACTCCGATATCTCCATATCCTGCTTATACACAATTTCAATTAAATATGAGAAGAAAAGCTGAAATTTTAAGATATAGTAGTAATACATCTAGTTCACAAACAAACAATTTAACTAGAAAAGAAAAATGGGCAAAACTTGCAAATGCAAAAAATAATAAAATTGTATATTGTCCAAATGATTTAGCTTTGCCTACATTGTCTAGTTCTTGTGATGTTCCTGGACCTATTACTGTTTTATACCATGATAAGACTATTCCGTTATATAATTTTGCGTCAAATAATGTAACTTATGCCGTTGATAATACAACGGAAATAATAAATTATACTTATAAAATGAATAATAATACTGTTATACCATTTAATACTGAAACAAGTATTGCTACGTTATATATTCAAAATAATGAGAATACTCCTATTCATACATTTTCAATAGAAACACCAATAGCATTTTACGTTACTGGATCTCGTATTAATAAAATACCTCCATATGATTTACAAATATTATTATCTTCTATTTCTTTAATAACTTATTACAGTGGTCAAGAAACATTAGTATTACACGATCCACCTAGTTATAAATTTACTACAATGAATACACCTATTAATATAACATTGAAACCTCCTTCAACACCAACTCCCTTTTCTTTTTCTACATTTATTTATGCAGGCATCTTGAAAATATCGAACATTAATTTATATACAGAACCTGGTTTTATCTATGATATAAAATTGAGTTTTAATTCATCAATTTCAACTAATAATACAAGAAATTCTACTATTATAAATAATACAAATGTATATATGTATACTAACTTAACAAATAATCTATATAAAGACATTACTACGATTGATGGTAAACCATTCAATAATACAAATCCATATAATTGTATTATTAATAGTGGTGTATCAACAGATCCATATGCTGAACCTGTTTTGACTGGTAATTTCTGATTATACTTTCATTGGTTTTAGTGATGGCATATTAGAAGTGTAAGTTGGATTCAAACACATTTGTTGTGTAGGGAATACTTGTCCTGATAAACATTTGTCATGTTCAGCAATTTCAATACAACCTCTACGACCTTCGTATTCACCTACTAAACACCATCTAGCTTTTATAGATGATATTGGTTTTTGTATTGGATTTTTTGTTGTATCGGGTTTTGTTTCAGGTTTTGTTTCAGGTTTTGATTCTTTTTTTAATTCTGGCTGTGGTTGTGGGGTTTCTTGTTGTGGTTGATTTGATAAACTTTGACTTGCTTTTAAAAATAGGCCTCCGACTGATTGTGCAGTACCTTCAGCGATGTCAATACCGGTTTTACTTGCATCAGCAACTACATCTGCTGTTTTATTTATAACTGTTCCAGTTGTATAACCAAATAAGGATAGAAAGTTCACAAAAACAGGACCAAATATATTTGAAATACGTTGAATAAAATCACCAAAAATATTTAATAAATTTATTCCTAAAAATGATAAAATTAGTAAAAAAATTAACAATATTATAATTGTATTTTTATTACTAAACATATCGTTTGTATTATTTGTTGTTGATTTAGGAAGTGTATTATCCATTTCTAAATAATATTAATACTATAATATATGATTTTATTTTTTACAAATGAATAATAATTAAAAAAATGGATTTAGAGGTTTCGTTTGCTTTATATTTATATATTCTTTAATTATAATAAATGGCGTTTTTTAATTTTATTGAAACATTTTTCTTCATTAGTTTAGGGATTACGTTTGTACTCGTGCTATCGTTAGTATATCATTTCAAACAACGTATTTCAGGATTAGAACATAAGTGTGATACTATGTTTGAAATTATAAATGATATTGTAAAACAATTAAATATTGTACGCATGCAAAATAACGTTCCTTTTATGAATGTTTTTAATCCATTATCTAAAACAATGCCAGAAATACAACATTTTATTAATGAAAATATAGATATTAATGATAATAGAGACGAAGATGACGAAGAAGAGGATGATGACGAAGATAGTGAAATAGAAGATAATGAAAAAGTAGATAATATCGATGAGGACGATGATGAGGATGATGATGAGGATGATGATGATGACGATGATGAGGATGATGATGAGGATGAGGATGACGATGAGGATGATAACGTAATTGAAAACAAACAAGATAATGTTCTCGAAAATGACGAAGAGAGTAGTATCAAAATTATTAATGTAAATATAAAAGAATCAAATGAAATAACAGAATTATCAGTAGAAGAACTAACAGAAAATAATGAAAACGACGCAGATGATATTGAACTTGTAGAATCTGTAAATATAGAACCAATTAGTGTTGAAAAAATTATGCCATTAGATGAACAAGATAATATCAATAATGAAACAGTAAAAGAACATGATAAAAAAGAAATAGAAAAAGAAGTTTACAAAAAAATGTCTTTATCTGCTTTAAAAACATTGGTTATTTCAAAGGGGTTGTGTAGTGATACGAGTAAATTAAAAAAACATGATCTTTTGAAGTTGTTAGAAAATATAGAAGAATAAAATAAATAAAAAATACTTTAGCATATTGCATAATTATATACTTTATATTATATACAGTATATATAAAAACCATGTTTTCAAATTCATCTGTTAATATTAATTGTGGATGCCCTTTTGTAAAAGAAACTATTCCTGCTTCTTCATTGGGGTATCATACTAATAATAAATACTCAAAATTCCCTCCATTAATGAGTGATGGCCGTTCTATTGTTGCTAGTTGGCAACCAGAATCTATTATTAATGCAGAAATAATAGAGACTAATAAAATAAAATCAAATTGGGAATATCGCCAATATTTACAGAAAAATGCAAAACAAATCATGGAATACAATTTTCATGAATCAGCAAATGATGTTGGATATTACAAAAGACCAATTGATGTACCATCTATACAATCAAATGTTGTAAATGGACCACGTAAATCTCCTTATTTATTTACATCTAATTTAGATAATACAAAACCATTCGGATATGTATCTAGTGACTTGAAACAAATGTATCTATCTAGAGAACAATTACAATCACGTATGATATCACCTGTTATTACACAAGACAAATTATTGGGAAAAATGTCTCAAAGAAATTAAGCTGTTATTCGTTGCAAAAATAAAAATATAACATATTATATTTTTATCTATAGAATGAATGTCATAAGTTTTGATATTGGTATTAAAAATATGGCCTATTGTATTTTTTGTATTGATCCATCTAATAATCTTTCTATAAGAGATTGGAATGTTCTCAATTTAATGGATATTGAAGAACCAATTCCAAGATGTTCTTGTAAAAATATTCCAAAATCCAAAAAATCAATTGCTACTAATTGTACTTCAAATGCAAAATATCATAAAAATAATGTGTATTATTGTGAGAAACATGCAAAAAGTTCTCCATTTTTAATCATGAAAAAAACTGTAAATTTGAAAAAAATGAAAGTTGATGAACTCATAAAAATAGGAAATTCACATCTTTTATTCATAGATAATGAGAACATTACAAAAACACTAAAAAAAACTGAATTAATCGATAAAATCGATGATTTTTTCAAAAAACAAAGTTTAGAACCTATTATGAAAAAAAAATCGAAAACTGCCAATGATGTTGATCTAATAAAAATAGGAAAAAATATGAAGAATTCTCTCAACCAAGTTCTCGAAAACATAAATATTACGAATGTAATTATAGAAAATCAAATATCTCCTATTGCAAATAGAATGAAAACAATTCAAGGTATGTTGGCACAATATTTTATTATTAAAGATGAGGACATTTGTATCGATTTTGTATCTTCCTCTAATAAATTAAAACAGTTTGATACTAAAAAAAATAAAATTAATGAGAACATTTTGAAAAATACGATGAAAACAAATGAAACAACTACAGAAATTCTAAAAGAAAAAAAAACAATTATTGGGACAAATCCTGACTATAAAAAACATAAAATAGATGGTGTTTCATATTGTTCTCGAATATTATCTGTGAATGATTTTTTAAATCAATGGAGTACATCTTTAGATACAAAAAAGAAGGATGATTTAGCCGATTGTTTTTTACAAGGATTATGGTATTTAAAACAAAAAAATATAATAATATACGCGGAGGATTTAAAAATAAAAATTGTATAATTATCATAAATGGAAGTTATTGATCTTGGTATTAGTGATTTAGAACCAGTTTCTTTAAATTTAAATGAACCATCGAATAAACCTAATGTAAGTTTTGGAGGTGGAATTGAATTATTAATGAATGATAAAAAAAAATCATCCAATACAATGAATTTAAATTTAGGTGAACTTGATTCTTTAGAAAATGAATTGAATGAACTTACTGGTAATTCTTCAAACAGTAAAAATGCAAATACAGGTAGTTCATTTGTAAATTTTGCATCTAATATGTTTGGGATTAATAGCGAACCTGCAGAACCTGCCAAAAAAATTTCATTGAATATTGATGAAGAAAAGAATGATTCTAATTTAGGAAACGCAACTCGTGAAAGTATTGGTAACAATAAAACATGGGATGGTTTTTCAAAAATGACGGATATTCCTTTGAATAATATTAGTGGTGGAATTGGTAATTTTTTTTCTTCATCCGCTCCATCTCCCACACCTTCATATGCATCATCTTCTTCAAAAATAACGGATAGAGAACGTAGACGTAAACAGCGCATGATGATTAAAAAAATGGAAGAATGGTATGAAAAAGGTTTAACAAAACACAATTCTCGTTTTACTATGGATTCTGATTTTACTGAAGTCGAAGATGAATATGAATCTGCTATGGAAGATAAACGCAGAAAAGATAGTGTTAAATTGCAAGGATGGTGGTTTATGACGTTTATTAATTCTTTAGAATACGCTAATGCAGCATTCAATCCTTTTGATCTAAATTTGGATGGTTGGGGAGAACAAGTCAGTGAAGATATTGATAGTTATGAGGAAATTTTTGCAGAACTATATGACAAATATAAAGGCGGCAAATTAGCTCCTGAAGTTTCATTATTATTAAGAGTTGTTTTCAGTGCTGCTGTATTAAACTTTTCAAATAAAGCACTTTCCAGTGCAACACCAGCATTCAATGACGTAATAAAACAAAGTCCGGAATTAATGAAAATGTTCACTGATGCAACCGTCAATGTAATGGGAAAAAATTCACCTGGATTTCAAATGGCAAGTAATTTGATGCAGGAAAATAGTCGTCCTAGAGGACCACCACCACCAGCACCAGTTGAAACAAAATCACAACCTCCACCACAAAGACCAGGTTCAAGCATGAATTATACAGAACCCCCTTCAAATAGACCAGATTTAAATGCAGGGCGAGGTACTATGTTTTATGAACAAGGTGTAGAAATAAATAACAATTTCCGTGATGTGAATCAACCTGATCGCAGTATTAGACAAATGAATTTACCACTACAGCCAGTACAACAACCACGCCCTGAAATGAAAGGACCTCAAAGTAGTGACATTGATAATATTTTATCTGGATTAAAAACACGAAATATCAACATACAAGAACCTACTAATACAGAGGATGATTCAATGATCTCTATTAGTTCTTTGAAAGATATTCAAAACAATAATATGCCAAAACGTTCTAATCGTAAGAAAAATAATTCAGCTAAGAACACTATTTCATTAGATATATAGATATTACAGTAATAAAAAAATACCTAATGAGGTATTTTTTTATATGGTATTCTGGTTAAAGGATATAGAATAAATGCATCATTATGATAATATCTCCTTAAAATTATGGTCTATTGATATTTTTTATAAATTTCATCTTTTTCTCTTTGTTGTTTTTCCAATTCTAATATTCTTAATTGCAATTGTTTTATTTCTTCGATAACTGAACTGCTTTTAACTTCAAATCTGGTGTAAATAATATTTCTGCATATGTTCCAAAATCACATTTATCACAATAATACTTAAATTCTTTTTTTCTATCTTCTTTTGTTGAATGATGCGTTAAACAATGAACCTTCATACAAGTCAAATTATTGGTTTTATATTCACAATGCTTACATTTTGGTTCTAATACTTTATCACTTCTCGTTTTTCTTTTTCCATTATTTTTATGTTTTTCGCTTTCAATATGTTGCTTCCAGTGTGCAGGATATATACATTTATAATTACATACTTCACAATTATATTTCATTTCTGTTTCATTAGATATTTCCATTTATTTATAAATATAATAATTATAAATAAATTAACCTGCATTTTTATACATATTAAGCATTTTTTCTTTTTGTTCATAGTAATCCACCATTGGTTTTGGATATTTGATGTTTTTGTATTTTGGATCATTATGTTTTATCATCCAATCATGAATATCATCTGGATCTACATCTTTCAATTCGGGAATCCATCGTTTAATAAATTCCGCATTATTATCGAACTTTTCTTGCTGTATCCAAGGGTTCATGTCTCGAAAATAGGGTTTCATATCAACACCTGTTCCACTAATTCCTTGCCAATTACCATTATTAGATGCAATATCATAATCTGTCAATTTTTGAGCAAAATATTGTTCACCTAACCTCCAATCTATCAACAATGTTTTAATCAAAAAACTAGCTACAGTCATACGTCCTCGGTTATGCATATATCCAGTTGAGTTCAATTGTCTCATACAGGCATCTACAATAGGGAATCCAGTTTCACCATTTTGCCATTTTTTCAATTTAGCTGAACTGTTATGCCATTGAATATGTTGATATCTAGGTTGATATGATTTACCAACTACTTCTGGATATGCATAGAGAACATGAGCAAAAAATTCACGCCAAATAAGTTCTCGAATCAGTCCATGACCTAAACCATAAGTATCTTTAAAAGCATGATATACCTCACGTATAGAAACACAACCAAATTTTATATAAGCTGACAAAAACGTCGTGTTTTCTATAAAAAAATCGCGTTTTTCATCATATTTTTTTTGTTCTCGAACTGCTTTTTTCAATAGTTGTAAAGCTAGTGATCTCCCACCATGTACTAATATTTTTTCATTTCTATCTGTAAATTGTTCAAATGCTTGTTCGAGAGTAATTTGATTTTCTATCTTTTCAGTATATTTTTTAAAATTATTAATTTTGGTATTGTGAAGTTCATCTACTTTTTTATGTAATACGTTCAAATAAAATGGAGTATATTTTTTGTATGCTGCTTTTCCACTTTTAATAGTTCCAGGTTCATATAAATAATAATCGGAGAACATTTCACATATTATATTCATAGAATTACATAACTCTTTTGTTTTTTCATCCCTCGTTATTGAATATGGTGTATAATCTTTATTGAAATATACACCATTGATATCGAGTTTTTTTATTAATTTTTTTAATATTGTTTGTTGATTACCGTAAAATATTAAAAGTTCTCCATGGTTAATATTTATATTATGTTGTAAATCTATTAAACTTTCGATCATGAATTGAATAGCATTATTACTTTTGTATTTATTTACACTAGTGACCTGTTCGGGTGTAAAAATAAAACAAAGATATAATTTTTCACATTTTTTAGAAGCTTCAATAAGACCTATATTATCTACAATTCTAAAATCACGATGAAAAATAAAAAGACCGTTTTGTAATCTCATTATATATACAATGATGATATTTTTATATTTTATATAAAATGTATATAAAAATTTGTTGTTATATATATTATAATATGTTAGCTAATTTGCCATTTATCAATAAAATCGCAGCTACTATAGGTATATTTAATAATATTGTCATGGAAAATATTGAAAAAACAAAAATAAAAACAAAGGAAATAATAATACAAAAATTACAAGAAAATAATGTATTTGATAAATGTTTAAAAATTATGAATACATATGTAACTCAAAAAGAAAAAATAACGGTTTTTTTAAAAAAAATATATAATTCTGATCCAAAGATAAAAAAACTTGTAGATAACTTTGTATATTTTATAAAATATAGTTATTGTATGGCACATAATCAGAAAATAGAACCAATGAATAATAATTGGATTTGCACATCTATTTTAATGAAACGAAATTCTATTTTTATTGGCGAAGAATATAATTATAGCGAAACATATGAATTTGCAAATACCAATGATATTATCGAACCATTGAAAGATACATCTGATAATATTTTGTCAATTGTGGAATCATCTAATAATATAGTAGAAGGTATGATCACAATGAAAAAAGGTGAAAAATATGTAAATCGTGTTTTTTTTAACAAAAATGAACCTAAAATGGACTTTGAATTACCACTAGTTCCTAGTAAACATATTTTTATTAGTATTAAATACAAGCATCCTAGAATGGAAGAACCAATATTTATTGATATTGACAAAGAATATTACTATTCCAACAATGAACTTTTATCACCCCTTTTTATCAAACGTTATTTAGAATATCAACCATATATCTATGATTTTGATATGGATTATGAATTGGAAGTGATGGATAATGATATAAATAGTTATAAATTGTCCAGTAAACAATATATTTTGTTGGCTGATTGTACTTATACTATAAAAAATATAGAATAAAGTAAAACGACAAAAATATATAAAAACAATATAAAGGTTTTATATCACTAATATATACGGGCGTAATCACTATAATGGATACAGTGAGTATTCCTACCCAACAACATTCTTTGCATGGTAAATGGTATTTGTATTATCATTTACCACACGATAAAAACTGGGATTTATCTAGTTATACAATTATAATGAAAAGTATTGATACTGTAGAAAAAGTAATAATATTGAACGAACTTTTACATGAAAATATTGTAAAAAACTGTATGTTGTTTGTTATGCGGGAAGGCATTACGCCCATGTGGGAAGACCCACGAAACAGAAATGGTGGTTGTTTTTCTTATAAAGTTCTCAATAAGCATGTTCCGGAAGTATGGAAAAATCTTTTTTATTTATTATGTGGCGAGGCTTTATGTGAAGATATTCACAATATGAAACATATTAATGGTATTACTATTTCACCGAAAAAAAATTTTTGTATTATTAAAATTTGGTTAGATATATCTGATTTACAAGATCCTAATGTAATTATTAATATTACAAATTTATCAAAACAGGGATGTCTTTTTAAGAGACATGAACCTGAATTTTAGAATTATAAATACAAGTTTATATTTATAATTTTGTATATATTTAGTTATTATATATGGCAAAGACACGTTCAAAACGTTCTAACAAAAATAAAACAATACGTAAAAAATACGATATTGAAACCACAGTAGGTGACTGTTGTGATGCTACATTCCACGGCTTACATGAGTGGCATAAACATGTATTTGAACATCTAGGCTGGATGATTTTAGCTAAGAGTCATGGATTTACAGATAAAATCGCTGTCTACAAGTCCAGTCTTATTCGTTTGAAACATGCTATTGAAGAAAAAATCAAAACGACAAGAGAAAAAGATCGTAAAGACGACTTACATATTTTACATAAAAATATTATGACATTGATTGAACATGTAGAGAAAGATTTTTAGATTATCTGTGATTTATCTACAATAACTTGTTTTGCTATATTTTTTATTACTTTATCATCCAATTTGATCTGCTCTTCACCTATTTCTCCTAATACATTTCGCATCATTTTTATACAAAAATCGTATTTATTATTTTCTGGATCTTTACACTCAGGGTATTCTTCACGCCAACGAGGTATACTTCGATAACTTTTATTGGCTATTTTTGTAATCATATTTCTCATTTTTTCATTCTCTTTATCTTTATTCCAAGTATTTTCATCCTTGATATAAAGAGTTTCACGTTTCAAATCAGTACAATGGACCGGACGTTTTGTTATATCCAATTGTTTTAATCGGTTTGTTATTATATCAGTAACACCAATAACATACCCATTAATACCAATATTTTCCAATTCTTTCAATTGAATTTCGATATTTTGTATAAATTCATTTATACTAATTGCATCTTTACATGTTTCATTCAAAAAGAAATTCAAATTAAAACTATTATTTGATATATATGTATTGTTATTATTATTACCAACCTTTGAAGCAAGATCTATAATAAGGTTTTTTAATTCCTTGTTTTCCAATATTATTGTATTATTTTGTTTGATTAGTTCCAATATCATTGTATTGTTAGATACATCTATTATGTTAGAAGCTTTATTCGTTAGATCTAATTCTTCAGTTATAAAGGTACATTTTCGTTTGTGATTATACAAACTTGGTTTATGTTTATATGATTTACCACATTCACAATTGAAAGTAGTATCATTAAATGATATATTATTTGCAGTGATACGTTTGTGTTTTTCCGTTAATAAATGTCTATTATATTGACTTATTTTTGACGTAAAATAATTACATTCTTGACATATATATGAAACCATTATAATACTATTGATATTATATTATTATATATTTTTACGTAAAATATTTTGGAACTTTTTCGTTAGTATTTTGTAGGATTTAAATCCTACTAAATACTAATAAAAAAGTTCCGACAAAAAAATGTTTTGTCATTTTTTATTTTTTTATTTTTATTATCAAAGCATATGACTGCACAACGTTTTTTTTCACTTTTTTTAAAATTTTTTCCTTCTACTTTCTAAAAATGGACAAAAATAAATGTCCATTTTTTTTGAGCGAGGTCATTTCTTTTTCTGTTTTTTTAATTATTTTGCATAAAACTATTTATGCATATAGAATTGGTTCAATTAGTGGTTTCAAAATATTTATTAGTTCTGAGTATAAATTCCGATCTCTCAATGAAGGATTTTCTATAGTGATAATACTTAGATTATTGTATATACTTTTGAAATTATTGTTATCAATATATTCTTCAAATAAATTTTTATTGTATTTTTTCATTAAATAATTCAACATATCTTTTTCAAGAAAGTGTATTTTGGCATTTCGTTCGACAATAACATGGTCTGGTTTTCTACTAACAATTTTCCAACCATCTGGATTTTTTTCGGATCTCATATGTAGTCTAGGTAATTGTTCATAATGTATGGACCTTACTTCTGGAATTGTTTTATTGTTATCTTCTCCGAAATTGATATGTATAGAATTATTATATTTTTTTGAAATATACCAATATCCCTTTTGGTTTAATTTACTTATTAATGAATCAACTACCTCTGTTAAAACAATAAATTCGATACTTTGTGTAATAGAACCATTATTTGTACTGTAATATGTATATACATATTTATTCAATTCTAACATTTCATTGAATAATTTATCATCATTTATTAAATGATCTTCAACGTCGTTTTCTATAGTTCCCAATAATCGTTTTTTACCAATATCTAGTATTTCTAGATACTTTACTATATGTTCAGGTTGTGATTCGCATATCATTTTGTATGTTATTGTCTGTTATACAGAATTTGTTTTTTATATTTATTTTTTCATTCAATTTTTTGTAAAAAATTGATCTAATTTTTATATATAATATATAAATAAAAGGAAAATCATGAAAATAATAACAAAACACATAGATTGTATTAATGTAGATATAGACTATAAAGTAGGGACATGTGCACAAGAGAACCATGATATAATCGATGCTGCTGATGCGGAAGATCTGTGGTTTCATATTTCAGGATGTGCTTCTTGTCATGTTATATGTAAATTACCAGAGAACGTAAAATTAGATAAAAAAAGTATATATAAAATAGCAATACAAGGTGCAGTAATATGTAAACAAAATTCAAAATATAAAAGTTATAAAAACGTAAAAATCGATTATACAAAAATAAAATATGTTACCAAAAAAGAAATACCAGGTAGTGTTATAATAACCAACGCAAGTTCCATTTTTATATAAAATCATCGAGTGGCTAGAAAACATAAAAATATTAATGTGATTGCAAGTGTTTCAGTAGTTTTTAAACCATATTTTTTTATTGTTTTTTCATCAAAATAACTGTTTTTAATTTCCCTCAATCTTATTAGTAAGGGTGATTGTAAAATAAAAAATAATAATCCATATTTTACATTATACATATGTGCCAAAAACATTGTATTGGATAGAATGCTAGTCATTAATATATTACGAATAAAACGATATGTAAATTGTTTACCATATTTAGTTGGTATCGTATTAATATCATTTTTTAAATCTCCATCTGCATCTTTTATATCATATAATGATTCTACACTAATTGACCCAAATAAAATCATACTACCTAATACCATCAGTAATCTGAAATTACCATTTGTATTACCAAAGCATAAAGTTGGAAAAACTGTAGAAAATGATATCAGTCCGGAACAAACCAAGTTTTTTAAAAACAAAACACGTTTAAAAACAGGTGTATACAATATTATTATCAGATTTGCAATATGTACAACATTCTGTGATGTTCTATTCAAAAAACGTATAGACAATAATTCTGAAATTACTGTGAAAAAAAGTGAAATACCAACTGCTTCATTTTTTGTAAGTTCGCCCGTAATAAGTGGACGTGCTGGTGCATTTATTTTATCAATTTCCATATCAAATATATCATTGATAATCATACTATTTGTCATTATTAATAGTGTTGTTATAATAGACACTATGAAAGTAGTAGACTCCATTAGGTAAAATAAATTAGGCATCATAATAAAACCACTTGATACTGATAATAAAACAGTTGGTAGAATGTTTTCAACACGGATTATTTTTATAAATCCAGACATTTTTTTTTGGATTTTAGATTGTATTTGATGTATGTGATTGTAATCATTGATTCCAGATAAATCGTTCCAAGGACTTATATAAGTTTGTAGTTTAGTTGTTTTTTGTATTTTTTTCGATGGTTTTATTGAAAAAAATCCAGATGTTCTCGAAATATTCAAAAAATTCACGAAAAAAACAATCAATATAGATTTATAATTCATGGTATATCAGTAAATAATGTAAAATATTTATACTATTTATATAAATATTTTATTATGAGTTTATAATTATTATGCAGGGGGTAATGGAGCTAAACATAATTTTATTTCGCCTAATGACGCTACATCATATTTGACAATCAATGGAAGATCATTTCCTAAATACATTTCTAAATGACTACAAAGGGGTGTACATTTAATAAAATGACTGAGACTTTTCAAAGAAAATTCGCCCTGAATAATAACTGATGCATCGGATTTTTGGATAAATTCCATGTTTCCATCAGATTCCGATCTAAAGATTCGAGAACTTGCGAAATTACCTTCACATGAAAAAATCAAATCATTTCCAACAGATTTGATTTCAATACGATCTGAAATACCATTCAAATCACGGATTATTTTTTGGAAATCCGTTGTAGGTAAATTGATGACGGTTGAATATTCGACATCTGGAACAACTAATTCTTCCATATCAGGCTCGATTAAACGGAGTTTTTGACTATAACATTGTTTAATATCACCATTATCATATTGTAATCCTAAATGGGATACTATCCCATCATGATAATCTGCTTGATCGATATACATTGATAAAGTATCATCATTTGACATTGTTGAAATTACTTTGAACAAATGAAGTGTATTTGCGCATACAATAATTTTATCTGGATTACAGTTATATTGTTCAAACTTATTGGAATGAAGAATAACATTTACTAAAATTGTATGTGTTTTATCAAAATTGATTATTTTCAATCCATCTTTAGTAAAAGTTATTGTTGCATCTGTTAATATATCTTTTATGGCAGTTATCATATTACGAATAGGTTGTATTTGAACTGTTTTTATAGTTAATACATTATTTTCTTCGTTCATGACTATTTATATTATAATTCATCGTTTGTTTTTATATTTTATTTATTTAAATGTATTTTTTATAATTTACACCCTTGAAGAATTCAAACCGCCCAGCGGTTTGTTCTTCAAGTAAGTTACCAGTTACAGTTTGAACCATAGCATTCTGTAGGGGTGCGGTTTCAAATCTTCACTGGTAGTACCATACAATAAATTACCAAAAGATGCAGCATTAGATAATAATAATAAAATAATATGTGATATTGATAATAATTATAATATAAATAAAAAACATGAAACAAAAGAGGTATTTATATTTACGTCTTATGGAACAACTGCATTAAATAATATTTTTCGTTCAATCCATAAAATATTATTTCATAAATTTCTGAGTTCGTCGAATAGTACGATTATTACGCCGAGCCAATTTTAATGCAATACTATCCTTAGCACAACCGTCTTCTAATAAATGAAAATCAACAATACTTGCTTTACCTCCAGTTACAGCACTTGCTAAACGTGCTATTCCCCATGATTCTGGAGTTTGATTTGGTCGAGAACCACTAGAATAGTAAGCACCCTCCCCTTTATTGATGATTTTTTTTAATGTTTTCAATGTACAATGTGTTTTTTTAGAAAGTTCTCGTGTAGCTCCGAATTGTTCAATATTATATATACGTTTTGCATTATTGATGTGATGTGATTTTTTAGATTTAAATGATTTTACTTTAGGACGTTTGTAATATATACCTTGAGTATATAATTTTCTGGATTTCATAATATTTTTATACTGTTTACTAGTATCATTAGTTGTTAATGATTTAGGAATATATCTCTGTGGTATAGACATTTATAATATATATTTAGAAAATATTATAAAAAATATATATATTGAATATATATAATGGCTCAGCAACTAAATCCAAATAATTATTCAACGATAAATGATGAAATCAACACACTTTTAACAAGTGGTGCTTATTCAGGTATTACTTTTACACTTTACACAGATTCTAACCAAACAACTATTGTAACCACAGAAAGTGGACCAGTACAAAATGAAACAATAACACAAATTAGTCATACAAATAGTTATACTGATATTAATAATCAGATCGTGCCTTCTACACTAACATTAAAATTCAACGATGGTACTTCTATCACTGTTACTGATGGTGTTGAGAATTATTGGTATATATTATCTGGAACAATTTTTCAACCTAGAACATTCGGAACTGCTTAAATAAACTTTATACAAAAATATATAAAAAAATAATTATAATATATTCATTATGATTATTTACATTTTATTATTATTATTTATTGGTTCTAATACGATTGAAATAAATAGATGTTGTAATTGTAAATATTATATACCAAATACATTCAAAGGAGAATATATGATTGGATATTATTATGGAAAATGTAGCAAATATTTATTGCAAAATATGATTACTGGAGAATTAGAATATTTATCAACAAATGAAGCAAGAAATAAAAAAGAGTTATGTGGATTAACTGGTAAATATTATGTACCTTCTAATATGACAACTGCTAATTATCCACTTTTCAATGATAACTGATTATAAAAAAATGTAAAAACAATATGAATATATATAAATATATATATATTGATAAATGAATGATATAATTATTATTGGTGGTGGAATTGCAGGTTTGTATTCTGCATACAAAATTAAAAAGAAATATCCATACATTAATATATTAATTTTAGAACGAAATCGTGAAGGATATTTAGGTGGAAGAACAGGTAATGATATATTTGAAGGAGAGAAAATTGTAACTGGTGCAGGGATCGGAAGAAAAGATAAAGATAAATTATTGATAAATTTATTAAAAGAATTAGAAATCAAAACACATGAATTTATAACTGGTCCTAATTATGCATCGACTATAATGCCACCATGCGATGTAAAGAAATATTTTATGGATTTAAAAAAACATTATAATTGCAATAAACACGGTGATATGACATTTAAACAATATGCGACATCAATTCTTGGTAAAATTTTATACAAAGAATTTACTACATGTTCAGGATATACTGATTATGAAGAAGAATCTTCTTATGATACTATATTTCATTATGGTTTTGACGATAATTATAATAATTGGACAGGTATTCACATTTCATGGGATACACTTGTCGAAAAATTAGCAAGAAAAATAGGTTTTGGAAATATATTACATTCTCAAAGTGTTCAGAATATTCGTCCTATAAAAAATGGTAATGAAACAATTAGATATGTAGTTGAAACTAAAATAAATCAATCGAAAATAAACAGATTTGAAGCAAAATATGTAATTATAGCAACAACTATTGAACCTTTGAAAAAAATGTTACCAGGAGCATCCAATAAAAACAGCGTATATCAACAAATACATAGTCAACCATTTTTACGTATTTATGGAAAGTTCTCGAAAAAATCTGTGAATATTATGAAATCATTTGTTCCTAATACGATGATAGTCCCTGGTGCATTACATAAAATCATTCCTATAAATCCAAACAAGGGTGTTTATATGATAGCTTATACAGATAATGTTCCTGCAAAATTATTACATCAATATGCAAAAAATACAAAATACAATCGGGATTCTTTGGCAAGATTGTTAGAAAAATCGATTGGATTACCGTGCAATACATTAGAACTAGAAAATATAAGTGAATATTATTGGAGCGAAGGAACACATTATTTTGATCCGTTGAGAGGAATTTATAAAAATCGCGATTATTTTTTAAAATCAGCACAACATCCATATGAAAATATGTGGGTAGTTGGTGAAATGGTTAGTAAAAATCAAGGGTGGGTTGAAGGTGCATTAGAAAGTGTCGAAACTGTAATTGGTGAGGTTTTGAAGAGTTTGAAATAATATTCAAAAATACATTTGAATATTATTTTATTATTGTATTATTATGTTTATTTTTGTCAGTCGATATAATTCAAACAGGTACAAATTTAATTTTATTACCCTCTTTTATTAATTTACCTACTAAACGTGGTTCTCCATTTCCATGTACAGCTTGTTGATAACTTTCAAAATCATATAATTCTTTTGTCATTTCATTCATGGCATATGTAACATTTGCGATCTTTACTTTTGTTGCTTCCCAATCAATACGTTTAATAATATCTAATCCCGATTTTTCACTTTGATCTTTTTCTAAAGTTGGATAAGACGAAAATTGGTTCGATTCTACTTTTCCAAATCCATAACATACTAGTTTTTCACTGTTCGGATCATTCTTTTTGGACAATACTGAATAAATATTACAATCTATCGCACTTTCTTTAACGGCTCTTAAAATTTGATTATTAATTCGCTGTTTTAATGTAGCAATTTCATACAAATTCTCATCTGTAGTGATTGGTGTCTTTTTATCGATACGACTCACATCGCGAATACGCAATTCGACATTCTTTTCATCCGTTTTTTGTGCTTCACTAAATGTCGTTACATACAAATATACTAACACAGTACGTTTATCTTCTGGTAAATCTTGATGACTACAAATGCGTCTTGCACGTCCTACAACTTGATCTACACGTACCATGTGCCAATAAGGTTCTACAATATGTACAAAACGGGTATTTCTAAGGTTAATGCCTTCTGCACCAGATGAAGTGATCATAAATATTTTGATAATTTCTCCGTAATTATTATTTTCTGATTTTTGTTTTAATTTTGTTACAATATTGCCTGGTACAAAATCCCACATACTATTATAAATATTACGTATTATTTCTTTTTCTTCGGCACTTTCTGTTCCGGTATATAAAACAAATCTGGGTTTACCTTCATCTTCGATTGAATCTACTATATCCAAATTTTCACCTATTTTTTTTATTTTGAATTCTGCAAATCCATTTGCTAATAAAATCAATCGTATTATACCAATTCCTTCTATAGTACGGAAATGACTATATAGTAAATGCAAACCGTCATTCTCTGGATTAGATATATTTTCTAATATTTTTGCAAATTTTGGACTATATGTTCCAAGTGCGTCTTTTGATAAATACTCATATTCATTTGTGTTTTCTATTTTTTTATTTAGATCAGCCATCGCTTTCTCGATACGTTTTTCATAATTTAATTCTTCTTGATTTACTCCGGTAGGTGGTACACTGTCAATATCTTCTTGTTCTTCTGTAACAGAATAAATATCGACTTCTTGACGTAATTCTTTTGGAACAGCATCAAAATCCAATTCATTTATTTCTTCTGCCACGTCTTTTTTTGGATTTGGCAATGGTCTATCAATACCTGGAGGGAATGCAAAATTACAACAAGCTCTTGAAAATATACGATAGGTTGAAGATATATTGAATAATTCTTCCGCATCTTTTTTTTGTAGATTTTTTATTCTATTTTTTTTCGCATTTTTCTCCCTATCTGCTTCTTCTTTTCTTATTTTCTCATATATACCATATTGATGTTGTGTCATTTCACATTTTATAACATGATAAGTATCACCGGCTTGTGTTTTAACAAATTTTGGTAATAATTGTTCTTGAGCACTTCGGAAATAAGATGTAAGACCTAATATACGACGTTGGAATAAATTAGAATCTTTTATATCTCCTGTTTCTGTATTAACAAACATATTTAAAAATGTATCTGCATCGTCTGGTAAAGCCTTGTATTTATTGAGTTCTATATTACCTCGAACAATTATATCGTTTTTTTTCAAAACCGTTTGCACTCTATTTATAAAATCATCATCCGTCAAATTACCTGTTTCATCTAATTTTACACCATCATACCGGTTGAATACATCACCACTACCACCTTGATATGGATTTTGCAGATTTTTATCATATTGTACAGCTTGATCATTTTCCTCAGTTATTTCATCTTTTTTAAAACTAATCTTATTAATGAAAGATTCTATTATATTTTTTGATTTTCTTGTACGATTTTTGCCACCGACATTTATTTTTGGATTTCTCTTTGTTCCTTTTATAGCACCCTTTTTTTTAGTGTTAATAAAACCGAATGGATTTCTGGTAATTGTTATTTTATTGTCTGCGTAATCCACGTAGTCAAAAGTTTTCATATTACCGTCATCTAATATTTTCAAAATGGTTTCTGTATTTAGTTTGTCGGCTTTTTCCCAAACTGCTGGAATATTCCATGTTTTCAAATAACCACGTAAAATATTATATAATATACCAATTTCATTCGGATAATTGATAATAGGTGTTCCGGATAATAATACAATTCGTGCATTAGTAGCATTCATTAAATAATCATACATCATATAAGGTATTGACTTTGGTTTTTTAATTTTATTAACAATACGACTTACAAAATTATGTGCTTCATCAATGAGAACAACCGAATTATCAAACGGATTTTTTGTAAAATTACTTGTTAATACCTTCATTTTATTCATATTTAATCCATTATAATTTATATCTGTGTATTTACTACGTATCATTTCATTCAATTGTGTGTCTATATCTAATTGTTGTGATGGATCTAATTCGGTATAATTTGTTTCTTTTTGAACATTTACTAACCATGCACCATTTTGTTTACGTATAAAATCAACTGGTAATGAAAGAGCACGTGATAAAATACCCAAATATTCAGGTTTACCTTCTATCGATACAAATTCCCAAAATTGATTCTTTTTATATAATGCATCGCCACATTTTTTCATTTCACTGAAAAAATTCATTTTCAAAGATGCTGGTGTTAATACAAAAACACGTTTATTTGATTTCATTCCTTCTGCAATAGCAATACTGGTGCAAGTATTATGAGTTACTGTAAAATCTCCCATTATATATCTACAATTACCATCTAACATAAAACCATAATAATCATCTTCGTTCACGTATTCAACTTTTATTCCTGTAACTAAAACATCTTTTATTTGTTTTTTAGGATATGCTTTCTTACGAGGGATCTTGGTTGGTATTTCTTCAATTCCTTCACCAGTTATATGAGTCCTCCATGCTATTCCATATTTTTTTTCTCCATTGGAAGTCCAACTCGTTTTTTTAACAGATTTATAACAAGAAAACCCTAAACTTCTAGCTAAATAAATAACATCATCCATAAGTGTTTCATTTTTTTGAGTAAATTCAAAACCACCATTATCCAAAAAACCATCACTATCTATCAAACCAGCTAATAATTTTAATCTATTTTCTCTTGAATTACATTTGTAAATCATAGGAATATGCTTGTTGTTAATCATATCTAGATCTTTCAATGTGTTTAAAAATATATTATTGTTATATTTACCGTTTCCAGTAATACCATATGTATAATTACTACGATAGGACAATGATAAATTATATTTTGGTAAATTATTTGCTAAATAATATAATACTGTTAAATCTTGACTTGTTATTTCAGATCTGTCACCTAACCAATAACCAATCATATATGGGTCTATTGGTATTTCTTTTTCATCAAAATCAATACCTACTCTATAACCTTTTAAAAACGCCTTCTTTTTGTTTGATAGATTCAAATAATCTTTTACTGAAATTTCGTAAACATTATCGCTTGTTTCTTTATTGTGTTTTATATTTTCATAAAATTTTTCAGCAGCATCTTTAATATCTGCCTCATTAGATTGATTGAATGTAAATGTTTTCGATTGAAATTCGTTATTTTCTAACCATTGAATATTATAATTAGTATTTGATTTATGATTATTTTTTGATAATTTTGGAAATCCAGAAGCACGTAAACATAATATATGCTCTTGATTAACCGTGTATTTTTCACCCTTAATTGGAATAATATCATACATTTTATCTCTACCTCTTGCTAAAGAAAGTATTGTCCTTGGTTTCGAATCATCTCCCATTAAAAAGTCACCAACTTCTATATCTTGAACTAATTTAATTGTACCATCTGCCATCATAATTGGTGTGTCTTTTTTATGACATTTCCCAGCACCTAAACCATGGTACAACAGCAAACCACGGTAAGGAGAATATAAATTCAAATAATCACGTACAATTTTTTGATGTGTCAATAAACTAAATTCATCGTTTTGAGAACGTGATTCACAAGATACTGATTCTTGTGTTTCTATTAATTCTTTTTGATAAGGTCTGAATAATTCTGTTAGTTTCTGAATGAAGATTTTACGATTATTCATGTAATAAGAAGGTGCTTTTATTATGACTTTTTCTTTTTCTTTTGGAAGTCTATCTATAACTTTTTGATTTCGTATTGCTACAGTGGTTATATCAACTTCTGGTAATTGTTCAATTATTTCTTGTTTTCGTTTTCTACCACGTTTTTGTTTTTCAGGTTTTTCGAGTTCTTTTTCGATGGCTTCTTTTTCGATAGCTTCCTTTTCTACACGTTCCTTTTCAATCGCCTTTTCAATGATTTTTTCTTCGATTTTTCTTTGTTCTTCTACAGGTTCAATTAATGGATATATTTCCGTTGTTTCTGTAATTGGTACGGATGGTTCGACCGGTTTTATTATAAATTTTGGTTTTATAACTATTTTTTCACCCGTTTTTATTGGTGCTGGTACTTCTACAATCTTTTCTTCAATAATAGGACTCGATACTAATGTATTTTTTGTAGCTCTTTTATTTTTCAATCGATTCATAATTAATTTTCTATCTAAACGACTAGTTTTTCTTCTATCTAAAATTTCGATCATTTGAGAACTTTCTACATTTTTTTCAATGTTTTCAATTGGTTCACCAAGTTCTTCAGTTTCTATATCAATTAGTTCTTCGGTAGGTTTTACAAATGCAACACGAACTTCTTCGAATTTTTTTGCAACAGGTTTTTTTTCTAATACGACTAAAGGTTGAAACACATTTTTTTCCATGTGATATATTTCTTTTATTTATTTATATTATATTTATATAAAAATCAAAAAGCATTCGGTAAATTATAAAAATCTTTATTTCCATAAAATAAATATGAGAACATTTTTTGTGATAAACCAATATCAACACCATTATCACTACCTCTAGCAGTTCGAATATTTTCCTGTTGTGTCAGATTCGATATTCCTGGGAACATACATGAGATGCGTTTTTGTGCACGTTTTAATGACCATGGTAATGTATTGTCTTGATTTAATACTTTATTGAAATTTTGATAATACATTATATGTTGAATATCATCTTTATTTGTAAGTTTTACACATTTTTACATTTCAAACGCCGATTATTTTGGCATAAAAAATAATTAAAAAATGTAAAATCAATAGTAAGGAATTTCACCTTACGATTGCCTAATTTCGTTTCTTGCTTTTACCGAAGTAATACAAGGAGAAGGCGTGTGCTTTAATTGAAACTCTACTGGTCTGGTTTGTGTATTTAACCATTCTTTCGCAAGTTTCATTATAGAAATAGCAGAGTTCTTATCCCTTGTTCTACATACGCCATTTTTGTTTTTGGAACTCACGCAGTTAGAACAACAGAATAATCTGTATTGGTATATATGAACATTTATCGTTTTTACTGAAAATTTCAACTCTTTTAATTGGGTGTTTTATTGATTCATTTACAGCATCTTCCTTTGATAATAATATAACTATATCTTCCCATTCACTGCCATAAAGTAATATATAAACAAAATCCATCTATTTATGCTGTTTAAAAACCATTCAAATTACGAATAGCTGTATCACATGCAATTTGTTCTGCCTTTTTCTTTATTTTATGAATGCCTTCACCCAAAAATACAAATATCTTGTTATATTGTGACATATATTGGTGAATTTCATAATAAGATCTGAATTTATGTATTGGAATAGAATCACATGGTTTAACATCATGTATTGGCTGTCCCAAACATAAATATACACCCATATGATATCCAGTTTCTTGATTGTATTCTTCTACTTCCAAATAATCTGGTGTAACTTTGAATTCTTTTTGTATCTTTACTTGTAAAATATTTTTAAAATTATCGTCATTTTTAATCAAATTAATCCAATCTACATGTTTTTCAAATACATTTTCTACAAATATTTGTACCATTTGGAATCCTGGTCCAGTAACAAATACATTTTCAAACCACCCATCTTCATCATGAACATTTATTTTATTGAAATCTAAAAACATTGCACCTATAAATGATTCAAACAAACAACCTAATTTTTTTAAATTTACACGTATTTGTTTACCTTCTGCATGTTTCGATAATATAAACCATTTATGTAATCCCATTTCATATGCCATTTTACCAATAGATTCGTTTTTAACAAGTGCAATTTTTTTTTCTGTCATAAATCCTTCATTTTCTTTAGGAAAACGTCTATATAAATAATATTTAGTAATACATTCTAATACACCATCACCAACAAATTCTAAACGTTCATTTGATTTTGTATACAAAGGAAGACAATCATTAGGTTTAGGAACAATAATAATATTATTTATTTCATTTTCAATATTTGGTCTTTTTATATATGAACGATGAATAAAAGCACGCCTATATAGTTCAAAATTATGTATAGGAATATTAATTCCATAATTATTTAAAATTTGCTGTATTTCCTTATCAGTTATTTGTTTATTTAGGGGATTATAAGGATCGAATATATATGTATCAATGCCTTGTGAATTTTTTTCAACGCGAATGTCTTCGTCTATATTCATGTTATTCTATAAATAAGATGAATACAATCTAAATTAATATCACAAATTGTTTTTATATTATTTTAAAATATATTTTATTATAGTTCGTGCAAAAAAATATTTAGTATATATATATTGATAATATAATGTCTAATCCTTTTCGTTCATCTAGTAGAGCTCAATTAGGTAGTAGTGTATACACCACTCAAAACCAAGGCGGTGGATCAAAAAAAGCAGGATTTCCTTATCAAGTAGGACGCGAAACATGGTCAAATATCTTTTTACATTCAACTGATCCAGTTAGTGGTCACTGTTGCAAATTGACAAAATTACAAATCAATCTTTTCCCTAATGCTAGTCCAAGTCGTCCAATTGGATCTACATATACTCCTAATACATATTTCAAAATTATATAAATTTATTTATATAATAAAAACGATATAGTAAGATATTATTCATTACTATATTGTTGAATCAAAATATGAAAATTATTATCGATGAACGAGAACATTCACTTTATGAAAAATGTCAAATATTATTACCCCAATATAAAAATATTGTTTTATCCAAAGAAGTTCTCCCATTAGGAGATATTTTTATAAAAACCAACGATAATGTTGATATTTTATTAATAGAACGAAAGAGTTTTTCCGATTTATTATCATCTATAAAAGATGGACGCTATGAAGAACAATCATATAGATTATTGAATTCAACTGGTATATTGCCACACTCCATTTTTTATTTATTGGAAGGAATGTTCTCACAACTATATAATCCTCTTGATAAAAAAATTATTTTGTCAGCAATGACATCATTACAATATTTTAAAGGATTCAGTTTAATTCGAACATCGTCTGTAAATGAAAGTGCAGAATTTGTTTTATCAATGGCTGATAAAATAGAGCGTGAATTACATAAAGGAAAACAACCTTATTATTTATCAGAAGCATATCAACAACATAAAATTATTAGTAGTATCGAGAACAATGAAAATAATATTGATTTATCTAACAATATTTTAAATACACAAATTACTAGTTCTCAATATTGTTCAGTTGTTAAAAAAGTAAAAAAAGATAATATTACACCCGAAAATATCGGTGAAATAATATTATGTCAAATACCTGGTATAAGTTATACCACTGCAATTGCTATTATGAAGAATTTCAATGGATTTCCTCATTTTATTAATGAATTGAAGAATAATCCTCAATGTATTGAGAACATTTCTTTAGAATCTAATGGAAAGATGCGTAAAATATCGAAAAGTATTTTAGAAAATATTCGTAGATTTTTATTATAGTGTATATATATAATGGATAATTTAGTCAAAAAACAAAAAAAGATTGAATGTCACAAAGCCACAACTTCTAGTGATAAATGGAGATTTACATTCTACACAACCATTCTTTTATTAATTTTATTCAACCCATGGACATACAAATTAGTAAATAAATTGTTATCTAATATTGTTGGTCCTATTGCAGGTAAGGAAGGATGTCCAACTTTATTAGGTTTTGGTATTCATGCAATAATATTTACTATTATTATTCGATTTCTCATGGATATGAATATTTAATTATCCATTATGAAATGATTATCATTAAAATCATCTACAACAATATTATCAAAAGATTCAACATTTCCAGAAGCAGAATAGTCGTCTATAAAAATAATTTCATTATTTTTATACCCGTGAAGATTTAAAATGGGACGCTCCAATGGAGCGTCATTTGAAATCGTAACTGGTAACTTAGTTGAAGAATTCAATGGTGTCCCATTTGAATTCTTCAACGGTGTAAATGATTCATTTATATCATCTGGTTCTTCTGGTTCTAGTAATTCTTGATCACTTATATCTTTGTGTATAGATTTATTCAAATCATCTTTATTATATGATTCAGCATTATTTTCTTCTGATTGACTCGGTGTATGATTACACTTTTGAAAATCTTTTTTATTGGATTTAATACAATCCAATTGAATGCAATGTTGTTTTGACAACAACTTATTAAAACGTCTAATATATTCCATTCTTAGTAATATATAATTTTATCTTATATATTATTTTTTACATATATTTTAATTTATAGCTCATCTTTTGGTAACGGAAATGGCCCTTTAATAGAAGGCTCAAATGCAACTTTAGGTTGAAATAATACTGGTTTATTAACATAATTATCAACATATTTACCACTATCAATCATCTGTTGTGTATATGTAATACCTGCCCAATTTGAATCCATTGGATTATCACTTATCTTATTCATTTCTGTTGAATCGTGTATTTTATCTACTTCTGTATATAAACCTATATTTTGCCCATAAGGATCAAATCCAAAATGTTGATTTTTATTATATGGAGGATTTTCTCTAGAAGCATCTATGTATTTGTATACACCTGCATCATTGTTTTCATTTTTAATATTTTGTATACTTTGATTATTTATATTTGACATAGATGGTAAACCACCTTGTAAATCAAAAGGACTTGGTCTTACACGATATACATCTTTACCTTGTGCATCATTCTCTTGTTGTAAATATAATACAGGACAATTTATACCTTTTTCGCGTTGTATTTCTAAATAATGTATATATTCATCTAAATTAAAAAACGGAATCGGATTTTTTCCATCTATTATAGGTTGTTTTGTATTATATAACATAAGAACTTTTCCTTTTTGTACTAATAAGTCTGGACAAATATTGCCACTACTATCGTTTACATTATTTTCCATGTTTTCTACACCAATTATATTGTGCAAATTAGTAGTTGTGTATATTCCAGCTAAAAATACAATTAATAGAAATAATATAAATAACATTTTAACTTTTCCCATTTTTTATATTATATACTTCGAATATATATATTTTGGATATATTATTTAGTAAAGTATTGTTCATAATAATATATTTATATAATATATATGTTTGTTGCAGGTAAAGCTAAAAATAAAACTAAAAAACAAAATAATAAACATAGTAAAATAATAAAAAATAAAAAACATGTTACAGTTGGATTAGTTCATGCTAATTGGTGTGGTCACTGTCAGCACTTAATGCCTGAATGGAATAAGATGGAAGAAAATATCAAAAATGATCCAAAAATTAATACAAAATGTGAGATAGTAAAAATAGAAAGTGAGAACGTTAATACTGAATTACCAAAATATGAAAATATGATACATGAAAAAATACCAGTGGAAGGTTATCCTACTATTTTTTTAATAAAAGATAAAAAATTAGAAAAATATGGTGGTGAAAGAACTACAGATGCACTTGAAAGATGGATCAAAGGTGCTCTAAATATACATGAAGGCGGAAAAAAACAAGAAAAAACTAGAAAAACTTCTAGAAAAAACTCGAAGAAAGGTTGCAAATCATGCAAATCATTTAATATTTTCAAATTATGGTAAAAAATTGAATTATATAAATGAAAAAATATAAAATAAATAAAACAATATTATTATGAAATCTGTTAAAAAACCATCCATAAAGAAATCATTTCGTTTATTCGATTTTCATGTATTGGATGAAACTACCAAAAATGATTTTGACAATGAAGATGAACAAGATGAAGAGATGATTATAACTAATAGTCAACAATTTGTTATACAAATGTTTGGGATTAACGAGAAAGGTGAAACATGCTGTATATTTATACAAGATTTTCAACCATTCTTTTACATAAAGGTTGGTAAGAATTGGGACTATTATAAAATGGTTTCTCTTATAAATGAATTAAAAAAGAAAATAAATAAATTTCATCATGATTCCATAGTATCATACGAATTAGTAGATCATTATAAATTGTATGGTTTCAGTGGTGGTAAAAAACATAAATTTATAAAAATTGTATTCAAAAATACAATCGTTATGAATAAAATAAAAAATCTTTGGTATTCTTATTCTAAAAATAAATCAGAAGAAACCAGTGTTGATAATGAATTTTCAAATAAAATGCGTACTGAAAGACGTCGTATTGATTATAAATTCAAAGGTATATCTCTAGAATTATATGAAAGCAATATTCCTCCTTTGTTAAGGTATTTTCATATTCGTAATATAAGTCCCTCTGGATGGATATCCTTCAATACAAATCGAGTTATGAAAATTACGAATAAATCAACTACCTGCGATTATGAATGTATATGTCCATTGAAAGAACTAATTCCAGATAATCAGAAAGAAACAAGAGTTCCTTATAAAATATGTAGTTTTGATATTGAAGCTAGTAGTAGCCATGGTGATTTTCCTGTACCTGTGAAAACATATAAAAGATTAGCAACCAATATTGTTGATTTATTTATTACAAAAATTCCTACAATAAAAGATCAGAAGCTATTATATAAATTATTGAGTAAAATTATATTAGCTGCATTTGGATATACTAAATATGAAGATGTAGATAAAGTATATCCAAAAAAACCTCAATCAAAAGAAAAAATAACTAGTCTTATTGATATATTATTGAATAAATCAATTAATACTGCAAAAAAAGCAAATACAGATGAAGATAATAGTAATATTTTGACGATAGATAGTATGTTTGACAAAATAAAAGAAACACATTTTCAAAATACAGAGGATGCAGGTGATCATGACGAGGATGAACGAATGAATGACGATACTGTTGATGTACCTAAAAAAACATTCAAGACACAGTCAAATACACAAACTATACGAATTGATAATAAAACTACGGCAATTGATGTATTGATAGATCCGAATTTGAATCGAGATGAGAAAATACAAATTATAAATGATGTTATGACGTTGTTATTTCCGAAATTAGAAGGAGATAAAGTTACTTTTATTGGTTCTACATTTTTAAGATATGGTGAAACAGAACCTTATTTGAATCATTGTTTAGTATTAGGCAGTTGTGATGAATTAGATGGTGCTGTTATTGATACTACAAAAACTGAAAAAGAGTTATTATTGAAATGGACTGAATTAATACAAAAAGAAAATCCTGATATTATTATTGGATATAATATTTTTGGTTTTGATTATGAGTTTATGTTTCGTCGTTCACAAGAGAATGATTGTGAACGTGAGTTCTTATTATTATCACGCAAACTAAATGAACTTTGTGCGAAATCAACTTATGATGAACCTGATAAATTAAATATAGAAAATACAAAATTAGTTATTGCTAGTGGTGAGTATGATTTGCGATATTTCAAAATGACTGGACGTTTACAAATAGATATGTATGCATATTTTCGTCGTGATTTTAATCTTGCATCTTACAAATTAGATGATGTAGCAGGTGAATTCATAAGTGATAATGTGAAAAAATATGTATGTACAAATCATCATATATATGGCGATATCACAGAATTATACAGTCAGAATTTGATGGGTTTACACAAAGATGATTATATTCATATCGGATTTGTTGGTTTCACATCTGATTATTACAAAGATGGAAAGAAATTTCGTGTATTAGATATAATTCGTGATTATGAAGATGCAGAAACTAAAAACAAATATAACGTTATCATTATTGGAGGTCATGAAAATATCGATATTTCAAAACCAATAAAATGGACTATGGCAAAAGATGATGTAACTCCACAAGATATTTTCCGTTTATCAAACGGATCTGCAAGTGATCGTGCTATAGTCGCTAAATATTGTATTCAGGATTGTAATCTAGTTCATCATTTGATGAACAAAATCGATGTTATTACTGGATATATAGAAATGTCTAGTATTTGTAGTGTGCCAATATGTTTCTTAGTATTTCGTGGGCAAGGTATAAAACTCACGAGTTATGTTGCTAAGAAATGTAGAGAAAAAGATACATTGATGCCAGATCTCGATAAAACGGGTGATGCAGATGGATATGAAGGTGCGATAGTGTTACCACCTAAGTGTGCAATGTATATGGATAATCCAGTTGCTTGTGTAGATTATGCATCATTATATCCATCTTCTATGATTAGTCAAAATTATTCACATGATAGTAAAGTTTGGTCTAAAGAATATAATCTCAAGGGTGATATAATAAAAGTTACTGGTGAAACCGATAGTTCAGGAAATTTTATATATGATAATATTCCTGGATATCATTATATTAATATTGAATTTGACACATATAAATATATTCGTAAAACACCTACATCTCGTGCTGAAAAAACAAAGGCTGGTAAAATAGTTTGTAGATGGGCTCAATTTCCAAATAATAAAAAAGGTATCATGCCATCTATTTTGGAGGAATTATTAAAAGCACGTGCTGATACTCGTAAAATGATAAAAACAACAAAAGATCCTTTCATGCAAAATATTTTAGATAAACGTCAACTTGGATATAAAGTAACAGCGAATTCACTTTATGGACAATGTGGTTCGAGGACATCCACATTTTATGAGAAAGATGTTGCTGCAGCAACCACTGCAACAGGTCGTATGATGATTACCTATGCAAAACGTATGATTGAGGAAGTATATGGCAATAGAGTATATGAGACAGCTATTCATGGTGCAGTAAAATGTAAAGCAGAATATGTATATGGTGACACGGATAGTGTATTCTTTACATTTAATTTAGAAGATCCAAATACAGGAGAAAAAATCCGTGGTAAACCTGCCCTTGAAGCAACAATCGAAATTGCACAAGATGTTGCAGAATTATGTACTAAATTTCTGAAACCACCAATGGAACTAACATATGAAAAAACATTGATGCCATTTATTCTTCTTTCTAAAAAACGATACGTTGGCATGTTATACGAGACTGATGCCAATAAGGGTAAATTAAAATTTATGGGTCTTTCATTAAAACGTCGTGATTCATGTGACTACTTGAAGGATGTATACGGTGGTATTTTAAAAATATTAATGGATACAAAACGTGATAATTCAATTCAAGCATCTATAGAATATTTGAATCAATGTTTGAACGATCTTGTCGAAGGTAAAGTTCCAATGGATAAACTCATGATCACTAAAGCACTTCGTAGTGATTATAAAAACCCAGCAACAATAGCACATAAAGTATTAGCAGATCGAATAGCGAAAAGAGATCCTGGTAATAAACCAAAGCCAGGTGATCGTATAAAATTCGTCCATTTTGTATGTACAGAAACCAATAGTAAAAAGCCTTTACAGGGTGAAAAAATAGAAACACCTGAATTTATAATACAAAACAAATTACAGATAGATTATAATCATTATATTACAAACCAACTCATGAAACCATTACAACAGTTGTTTGGACTGGCTTTAGTAAATATATGGGAGAATCAAAATAATAAAAGAGAAATAACTGCATACAAAAAAGACGTGCAACAATTATATGATGAATTTCCAGATATAGAAGTATTTATGAAAAAGAAGGAAAAATATTGTTCTGCAAAAATAAAAACAATATTATTCGATAATGTCCTTGATAAAATATATAATAAAAAGCATGGTATTCAGATACTTAATATGTTTTTCAAATCTAAATAATTAAGTAATAAATATATAAATATTTTTTTATGTATTTATAATAATGAAAACAAATATGGTTAAATCACATATTGAAAGGAAAGGTTGTAATAAAATATTATATGAACAACATATACAACGTGTAAAAAATAGTAAATCTTTTATTGATACTGGACCACCAAAAGTATATCCATACAGTAATAAATGGAAAATTGCATATGATATGCAAAATAAAAAAATAGAAAAAGAAAACAAATTATTATCAGAACGACTAATAAATTCTATTTGTGATATAGATAATGAATTAGATACATATATAGAAGATTATGCATATTTTAAACGTAAAATGATAATACAAAAAAACATGTTTGACACTAATTTAATAAATGAACAAAACAAATTACTAGTAAAACGATTACAAAATACAAAGTCTTGTTACAATCGCAAAGAATGGGAAAATGATTATCAAAAAAGAAAACAAATAATAAAAAACATGTCCATGTTTCCTGATAAATATTAATTCATTATATTGTTTCTAGATAAATCATTATGGATAATAGGAAACTCAAAAGTATACGTTAATTCATTTGACATATCCATTTCATTATCTAGATAATTATTAAGTATATTTGTTAGATTTGTACTAATGCCATCAAATATATAATTCAAATTATTCATACTGTTGTTAATATTATTGATATTATTAGTAGTTCTATTTCTATTGTTTGGAGTGCTTGGACTGTTTGATCTAGTTGGTGTATTTGAAGATATATCATGAATATTTGGAAGAGAATATTCACGAATATCATATCTACATACTGGACATCTTACATTTGTATTAAACCAATTTTGTATCGATTCTTCACAAAAACAATGACCGCAATAAATTAGTTGTCGTACATCTTCTCCTTCTTCGAAATCAGCCAAACTGATTGGACATCTATGATTTATAAATTCAATAGAGTGATCATATGTGATAATTCTTGTTGCATTATTGATTTGTTCTTCAGTAGGACGCACTATAACATCTTGAAGTCGTGATTGGTTCAAAATACTACCAGATAAATCTAAGAAGGGATAAATTACATATGATAATATTTGTGATTGGTAATTATCTCTTGTACTCGAATTAGTTCTTTGATTTTCATTTCTTCTATTTACATTTGTTCTATTTGCTTGTGGAATATTATTAGTTTGATTATTTACATTTTCTCTACTATTAGTATAATAGTCATGTAGTGGATCTGTATATGTTCTCGAATAATATTGACGCTGAACTAATAAAGATAAAATTTGTAAAATTATTCTCATATTTTCAGAATATTCTCTCATACGATCATCATGCGAATGCAAAATTTCTCTTAATAATTGAATAATAGCTAAATTATCATTATCATATACATTTCTTCTATTATATTGTCTTTGGGTTCTCGGATTTTCATTTATTATTTCATCAATCATACTTTGTAATGTATTTGAAATAGTATTCCGATTATCCATATTTTTATAATATATATAAAGATAACTCTATATATATTATAAAAAAAATGGACTTATCTAAATATCATAATAAAGGTATTACTGGATTAGAAAATCTGGGTAATACATGTTTTCTAAACTCATGTATGCAGGTTATAAATCATACTTATGAATTAAATCATTTTTTAGATACGAAAAAATATAATCTAAAAAAGGATATTCCTGATTCGAATATTTTGTCTGAGTGGGATGATTTACGAAATGTAATGTGGAGTGGTAATGGTATTGTTACACCGCGTCGTTTTGTAATAAATGTACAACAAATCGCATCCATAAAAAAAAAAGAACTTTTCACCGGTTGGGCTCAAAATGATATGCCAGAATTTTTACTATTTTTTATTGAATGTATTCATAATAGTATTTCTCGAGGCGTAAATATGAAAATAAATGGTAATTCACAAAATAATACAGACGAAATGGCGGTTGTCTGTTATAAAATGTTAAAGACTATTTATGAAAAGGAATATTCCGAAATTATGAATATTTTTTATGGTATTTATGTATCTGAAATTAATTCTAAAGATACAGGTAAATGTCATGTAATGAAACCAGAAACATATTTTATGCTAGATTTACCAGTAATGGATGGAGTAACATTCGCAAATAATATATATGAATGTTTTAATTTATATACAAAACCCGAAATTTTAGAAGGAGATAATGCATGGTTTAATGAAAAAACCGGACAAAAAGAAGATATTAAAAAACAAATAACTTTTTGGAATTTTCCAAATGTTTTGGTTATTGCACTTAAACGTTTTACACCAGATGGAATGAACAGAATAAATACTTCGATTGATTTTCCACTGGAAGATCTTAATTTATCAAATTATGTACGTGGTTATTCTGCTAATACGTATATATACGATTTATATGGTGTATGTAATCATTTTGGAGGTGTAATGGGAGGACATTATACAGCATTTGTACGAAATGCTGAAAATAAATGGTTACATTTCAATGATAGTAATGTAGAAGTAGTGGATAATACCGAAAAAATAGTATCTCCTTTGGCATACTGTTTATTTTATCGCAAAAAAAATACCTTATTATAATATAATAAGTATTAATATGTTTGAATCATATACCAATAGTAAAACAAAATACGCTGATAAAGTACGTGAAATAGAGGATAGTTCATTAAATACAGTCAAAACTTCAAATAATAATACAAATACATCTTCGAGTAATGTTAATACAAGTACTAATAGTTCATCTAATCATGGATATACTTGGGAAGATTTATTAAATGCTATATTTAACAAAACTTCTTTTTTTTATTTAATATTATTTTTAGGCATATATATTTTTATTTATTTTATGTTAGGTTTTTTCTTCAATAAAGGAGGCGATAATTCTAGTTTTGAATTAAAACTAAGCCGCATTTTGGATTTTATGTTTTTCATATTTTTATTAATCATTATAACATCTTATTTATATACTTCGAATTCAGAAACTACAAAAAACACATTCAGCAATGCAATTAGTAATTATTTAGACTACTTGAAACATCCTACATCTATAATAACATCGTTTTTATTTTTAGTTATATTATATTTGATAATTTATTTGTTCAGAATACCCACAGATCGTAATATAAAACCTATAATTATATCTATTATTGAGACATTTGCTTGGTTGACATTTATTATAATATGCATTATTGATTTTTTTACATATGTATTAAGTATTCCTATTAGTCAGTTGATATCTAATTTTTGGAATTCATTACCCGAAGAAAAACCAGTTGTTGATAATTCAAATTATATAATTAAAAAACCAGAAAAAATAGATAATTCTAACAATATTATTCGTGATGAAGTATTCAATATATCAAACAATATATACACATATGATGATGCACAATCTGTATGTAAAGTTTATGGTGCTAAATTAGCTACATATGATCAATTAGAAGAAGCATATAATAATGGCGCTGAATGGTGTAATTATGGATGGTCTGATGGTCAAATGGCATATTTTCCTACACAAAAACCCACATGGTTGAAATTACAAAAAGATGAAAAACGTAAAAATAATTGTGGGCGACCAGGAATAAATGGTGGATACATGGGAAATCCTAATTTGAGATTTGGCGTAAATTGTTATGGAAAAAAACCCCAACCTACTCCATCTGATCTAAATAGAATGAAAGCAGAAGAAGTAATACCAAAATCACCTGAAGATATAAAATTAGATAAAAAAATAGAATATTGGAAAAAAAATGCTGACAAACTATTACAAATTAATTCTTACAACAAAACCAAATGGTCCGAATATTAGATGTTATATTATTTTTCATAAAAAAATATTGATTTTTTATGAAATTTCGATTATGTTTTTATTATGATTCGTTTTTTTGTATTTTTTGTATGTTTTTTTTCTAAATTTTTCTTTGTTCTCGACTTACCTGGACATTTTGTTATCAAATCAAACACTTTATTAAATAATTCATTATCCATTGTACCATTTATTTTTTCTTTTATTTGTGTTTTATGATATGCACCACCTAGTTCTCCACCTTTGCTATAATAATTATCTGAAAATGATAACAATCCTGCTGGAATAATCAAATCATTGAACTTTGACAACCCTAATTCTGCTTTGTTTGTTTTACCACCTAACATATTTTGTTTATCAATTTCTTTTTGTAATATATCTACCATTGGATAGCCTCCCAAGTTACCATTTTCATTATATATGTATTTTACAATAGGTAAGTTCTCAATTTCCATGTTTTATATATTTTAAGTATATTTATTTGATAATATAACTAAATTCTATAAGTTCTCTTTATATCCAAAGTAGTTGTTATTTCCCTTTTTTGTTTTAGATATTGAATTATATAGTCCAATTGTTTTTTATCATGTATAATTTCAGCTAAACATTTTTCTATATAGGTGTAACTAAGTGGTGAATATTCTTTTTTTTCATAAATACGAAGTTCTCCATCGGTTATACCTATTTTGTTCTCCAATAAATTAGATCCTTTCATATATTCACATATAGATTCTGACAATTGATGTTTACTTTCACGAATTTTTTTTGTTTTTTCATTTATTATTTTCATTTGAGAATCCAAAATTACCCAGTTTTTTACATTTTCTATGAATTGTTGTTTAGGATTTATAGGAACAATTTGATTCATTTTAATATCATAATATGTTATTTTTTTGTTTTTATTTCATAATAAAAACAAATGCTTATCTAATTTTGTTTATTTTTACGAGTACCTTTGTTGGATTTTCTAGATCCACGATTTTTTTTTGCAACATTTTTATTTTTTGATGTATTTTCATTATTTGGCTTTTTGTATATTTTATTACCTTTACTCAATTTGAAATTGGTTTTTTTTGCATTGTTTTCTCTAAAAATACGTTTTACAACGTCTAGCCAATCTTCTGTCATATAAATTATATTCATATATAATTTATACTAATGACTAAATATGTTTAATATTTTCTTTGTGATCTTTTATTACGTCTTGATTTTCTTCCACCTTTCTTGCCACCTCTCTTTCTAGATGTTTTCAACATACGTTGACTTGCAAATAATAATCCTGCTGGAACTAGTAAATCACCAATAACAGTTTCACCTCCATTCTGTTGTTGTTCTCCTCCGCCTTGTTGTTTGTGTTCTCCGCCTTGTTGTTTGTGTTCTCGTTTGTGTTCTCCGCCTTGTTGTTTGTGTTCTCGTTTGTGTTCTCCACCTTGTTGTTTGTGTTCTCGTTTGTGTTCTCCACCTTGTTGTTTTTCTTGTTGTTCTTGTTCTTGTTCTTGTTGTTGTTGACCACCTTTCATTTCGATTAAGTTACCTTGCGCAGCATGTTGTTGCCCTATACCTCCATAAACATTAACTCCATGTTCAGCAGCACCACTACCGCCACGCATATTGCATCCTATCATTTTCTTTGAATTTTGTTTACTACGACTACTTGTTTTTGGCATATATATATATATTGTATATTTTATTTTTACACCCTTGAAGATTTAAAATAGCACCTTTGTGCTAAATCTAAAAGGTTTATCCATTTCAGGAATATGTAAATTTTGGGTATAGGAATTCTTCTAAAATCCCTGAAGTTTTATGTAAGGTTGAAATGAAAATCCTTACTCACTTGTCTTTTTATAAGACAGAAGACCTTCCCTTACTGGAGTAATTCATCATAGACTTCTTACTATTCATTACTAAACTAATTATGTAAAATGTCGTTAAGTTGTTTTGTCCCATTTTAAATCTTCAAGGGTGTAAAATTCTCTAAATATATTTTTATTTTTTATAGATAAAGTAATTACAAAAAAAGTCAAACGAATATATTAGAAAAATACAAATACATAAATTATTATATATTTTGTTCTTGTATATTGAATATAATTAAATTACCATAATAACGTTTTTCATTTTCATTTACTATTATATCATCAATATTTTTCAATGGATTGACAAAATTAAATGGATACAAAAACATATTATTAGGATAAAATTCACCAATATTTACATTAATATTTTTATTTACATTGAATATCTTTGTATCATGATTTGTAATTGCTATATATTTTATTCCGGATTTTTTAATATTTTTTAACATTTGAACACCATGTTTCAATGGTAAATGTTGAATAACTTCTTTAATTATTATTAAAGAATTTTCACCATTTTTACAATCTAATACTGTATCACATAAATTAATTGGATCACATGAAAATCTCATCCTAGTATTTGATTTATTCTTGTCTTTTGCAATTGTTAATGCATATTCACAAACATCAAAACCAAAATATTCAAATTCATCATTTACTACAAGTTCAATAAAATCACTTTGCCAATTGCAATCACCACATACATCGAATACATTTATTATATTATTATTATTAATAAAATCTGCCAAAAATATATTTCTATATCTATTTACCTCTTTTGTACTCCCTCCGCCTGATAATGTTTCACCATTTTCATAACCCCATAATTTATTTTTATATATTCTCGTAAACTCATCCATATATTCACACAGTTAATAATCTAAAACACTTAACTAATTTCTAAGTTATTTTTATATTCTAATATAAAAATAAATATTTACTAAATTAGTATTTACACATTTTCTCAATTCAAATGTCGAAAATTTCTAAAAATGTTTCTAAAGGTAATGGATACCATTTCATAAAGTTATCTCTATTACAACTTAATGTGCTAGTATATTCAGTATAAATTTTTTTATCATTTATGTTAGAGTAGAATAAATATGCCTCTCTCATTTGATGACAACTCATTACTTCATCATACTTTTCTTCAAATAATATATTACTAACATCATCATCGTTAAAATTATACATTTGTATTCCAAAAAATACTTCCATTACTATAAATTCCCATTTCTAATTTACAATATTATTGATTATTTTTTAAGTTGTTTATTTACTTTTTTATATTCAAATGTTGCGTTGTATCTATCATTTTGATCTAATTTTGTTCTATTTCCTAAAAATTTGAAATATCTATTTGCCAAAGCATATTGTTTTGGTTTTTTATTCTGTAATACTTTCAAACGAACTTTCATAATCATACCAACTTGCCATATACGTTTGTGTGTATATTTTTTAGCTTTGTATAATTTTTCTAATTTATCAATCGTGCTTTCCACGTCTTCTATTGTTTTATATTTTATATGTATAGTATCTGCTGGGTTTTTATCAATATATACATCAAACGATTTCTTAGGATCATCTGGATTATATAAAAATTGTTTCTTTGTTTTATTTTTTGGATTTCTATTTATTTTTTTCGTATAACGTTTCATATAATATAATTATATTTTTAGGTAAGCATTATGTAAAGATATAAAATATACGTTGCTCTAAATATCAAAAAGACGTGATTTGTATAATATTTGCCTTTCTTATTAATTTTAATAACAAAAATAAATTAACTAAAACAATAAAAATTAAAAATACATTATAAAAACAAATTACCCAAACATACAAATATAACTCATTGTACATTATTTGAGCGAATGGCTTTAACATTTCTTTTACATCTTTACGTATATCTTCATTTTTAAAAAAATCTATACACGTATCTCGGATATTTTTCATATTTTTATCTTATTGTTATTTGATTTAGAATAACACAATTAATAAAATATACAAACGAAAAATGATTATTCGTATAAAATCGAGAACATTTTTATACGAATATCATAAAATGACTGAAATTTATGATATTAATGATTCATTTGATTTTAATAAATTAGTATTAACTAAACCTACTCCTGTTACTGGAGGTAATTATTTTATTAAATGTTTAGTAAATAATGGACCGTTGTATATTCAACCTCCTAAATGTAAAACTAGACAAGGTATATTAAAAGCAGGAAAACGTTTTTATACTGATTTGATTTTTACTAATGAAGATGAAAATTTTATTCAATGGATGGAAAATTTAGAAAATAAATGTCAACAATTCATTTATAATAATCGCGAAAAATGGTTCGATGGAGATATGGAATTACATGATATTGAGAATTATTTTACTTCGCCATTGAAAATATTCAAATCTGGTAAGTTTTACATTGCTCGTACAAATATATCTACTGTTTTAGGAAAAATAGGATTAAAAATTTATGATGAAAATGAGAATGAAGTACCTATGGAAAATATTAATGATAAAACGAACATTATGACCATTTTAGAAATACAAGGTATCAAATGTTCTACCCGGAGTTTTCAAATTGAATTAGAAATGAAACAGATGATGGTTTTAAAACCAGAAAATTTATTTGAAAAATGCATCATTAAAACAAAATCATCAAATGCAAAACCATCTATTGATGCTCCACTTGATGAAACCTTTATTACAAACACTGATATTATTGTTGAAATACCTATAGAAAAAGATTATTTAGAAAATATGGAATCTGTACCTTCTATTAACGATAATGAAATAAAAATAGAATTAAATGATATGCAAACTGCTGATCCAGTTGATAACGAGCCAATTGAGAACCAATCTAATTTAAATGAAAACATTCTAATCCAAGAAAATTTAGATAAAATACAAACTATTGAAACCGACGGTATAGAAGAAGTAGAATTTAATTTAGAAGAATTAGAAAAAGCAGATGAAGTTCAAATTAAAAAACGAAATGATATTTATTATGAAATGTATAGAGAAGCACGTCAAAAAGCGAAGGTTGCACGAGATTTAGCACTTTCTGCTTATTTAGAAGTTAAACGTATAAAAAATACTTATATGTTGGATGATATCATGGATAGCGATGAAAGTGATTTAGAATTAGATGAAGATAATAATGAATAATATTTTCAATATTTTTAATAAAATTAAAAAAACCTGAATCAAACTATTTTAGCAAATTTTTAAACAACCTATTTTAATCAAATACAATAAATAATTTTATCAACCGTTTATATAAGAAGAATGTTTGAAAACATCGCTAGTGCAATTAAGAAAATTTTACCAAAAGATCAAACCTCCCTTTATTTAATACTTTTACTGCTTCTTGTTTTTGCTATCTATTTCTATTCTAACTCAAAAACAAACTTATTTGACTCTATGGATACTGGTGTTTCCACAAGTGGCGAAAAAGCCGTTGCATCATCTGTTCCTGTTCCTACAGAACCTCTTACACCTAGTCCCACTCTACAAGTAGCTGGTGCTGGATATGCTCTACAACCTGTTGCTAATCCTTCAGATTTACTTCCAAAGGATCAAAATAGTCAATGGTCCGCATTGAATCCTAGTGCCATGAACAAAGGTGATATCTTAATGCCTGATCTTTTACAAGCTGGATATCATATTGGATTAGATACCATTGGACAAACCTTACGTAATCCTAATCTTCAATTACGTTCTGATCCTATCATCTCAAAGGCTGATGTAGGACCATGGAATAACAGTACTATTGAACCTGATTTAGGACGTGTTCCATTAGAACTAGGTGCTGGTGCTCGTTAAATGTTATAAAAAATATTTAGGGGTTTTTGTTATTTTTATATATTATATTTGTATAATATATAAAATGAATTGGTCAGTCACTTTTTACGCTGCTATCTTATTCTTCATTTTAACTCCTGCTGTTTTAGTAAGATTACCACCAAAGGGTGGTAAATTCACCGTTGCTGCCGTACATGCAGTAGTTTTTGCTTTAATTTTCCACTTTACTCATAAATTCGTTTGGCAACTTTCTATGGGAATGGGTATGTCAAGACCTGTTCGTAAGGAAGGTATGCAACATGAAGAAAAAAAAGAGGAAAAAGATGAATAAATTATTTAGTAAATTAAAAATCAATATATTTAGATAAATATATATTGATTTATATATTATGCATTGGATATTTAGTTTATATGTCGCGTTTCTATTTTTTATTCTAACTCCTGCTATTTTAGTAAGATTACCACCAAAGGCTGGTAAATTCACCGTTGCTGGTTTTCATGCAGTAGTTTTTGCATTGATTTTACATTTTACTGGAAAGATGGTATGGAATTTCGCTAGAAATTTGGAAGAATTTCAAGAAGGAATTACAGCATGTGTAAATAATACAGATTATAAAAAAAGTCCATTAGCTACAGAATTTACAGGAGCAGGAGACCAATCATGTACAACTAAAAATACTGATTACTGTAATAATTTGATACATAATAATAACGCCAAAGGTTACTATACATATGATAAAAGTAAAGATGATAAAAATTGCGTTGTCAAAGTATCAGCGTCTTCAACAACAGTTAGTGACGCATTAACAAAAGCAGTTACTGGTTTTATTCAGCAATGTCAAAACACAATGAAGGGAACATCATCAGTTCTAAAACCTACTGCATATAATAATGAGTCAACTATTACTTGTACTAGTATGACTGCCTCTGAAAAAGATATAAAAAATGTATGTAAAGGTAATTCAGTTTATGATACTAAAACTAAAATATGTACCTGGACAAAAAAATAAATTCATATTTATATATAAATGGATAAATATGATACTTTAGGTTATTTTATGTTTGGCTTCGTATTAATAGTTTGTATCTACATTTATTTTCAAAATTCCGATGAATTCCAATTAAAATGTATTGTTTCCGGAGTTGATGGTAATAAATATTGCGTTAGAGAACGTTCCAAACTAAAAATAGCAGCAGATCTTTTAGCAAAAGTCACAGAAAATTGTAAAAAACTCGTTCAATATGTCAGTGAGAAATATCCACATCAAGATAACGTAAAACGCCTTGTTGCTGGTTTCAATCCTAAAAAAATAAGTGAAACCCTACCAACTAGCACATACACTGCATATAGTGAAAACAAGGGTGAAAAACTAGCTTTTTGTCTCAACAGATCAAAAAAAGATAACGAGAATCTAATTGATGAAAGTACACTTACTTTTGTGGCTATTCATGAATTATCTCATATTGCAACAAAATCCATCGGTCATAAAACAGAATTCTGGGATAATTTCAAATTTTTATTAAAAGAAGCCAAAGAAGCAGGTATCCATAAACCCGTTGATTACAAAAAAGAACCACGTGAGTACTGTGGTATGAAAATCCGCGATAACCCTTATTATGATGCATAATCATACGTCTTTATCAAATAAATAGTTTTTATTTACTTGTTTATGCAATTCTAAATTTTTAGTATTATTATGTCTGTCTACTATATCATGTAATTCATTTATCATCATTTTCAATTCTTTATCCATTTCGTTCAAACAACGAATCATTTCTTTTCTTTTTATATTATCATTATTGTCATTATACGATTTTCTACGAATAATTCTTGATAAGTGATGCCCCATTGAATAAAATATATACAAATTTTTATATATTTTATTTTTCAATATTTATTTATTGATTATTTTCGAGCCAAAAGTATACCATAAAACAATAGATAATATACTACCAGCAGCAAATCCATTACCAGCACTCAAGAGTGATTTATTGATGAAATAATAAAAGAACATTGGACCTATTACGTAAGACAACAATATATAAAACAACATTATCACAAAGAATGTTTGAAACCTGCCAGCCATTATATATATATCTAAATATTTTTAATAATCGAATTCATTCTATTTCGCATTGTATCTGTTTTGAACGTATTTGTAATTATTGTGTTGATTTTGTTATCGGTTTCACATTGTCTTGAAAAAACATATTTTGGTATATTGATACTACATGAAAGAACGGTCTTTGACTATACTCATTTGCTGTCAAATTAATACATATGTTTTTATAAAGCGTCATTATATCAATTTGGTGATGGCTATCCCGTAAACATTCATTAAATGCATTTGAAAATGCACCTATATCTTGTGATAATTCTTTATTATAATCATCGGTACTTGTCTGATTATCTTGACATCCACTTAATAAATATATATTTGGATTGGTCATTTTATTATTATTATTATATATTGTCATGATATTTTTATTATTATCTGACATCACAAATGACCATGGTAAATTACCAATACTTCCACTATGACAACAATCAAAAATCAAAATAGCATTACACTTGATTTTTAGTAATAATATTTCATGGATATCATGATCAAGAATATATGTTGTTTTCATAAAATCAATCGGAACAATCACATCATCCAAAGTATTATCTGAATCTAGAATTTGTGATCCATGACCACTGTATTGTATCCATACTTCATCATTATTACTACACGCAATATCGTTTAATTCTCTCATTATATTTTCATATGTAGGCATTAATAATGAATTTTCACTATCATCACGTAACATTTTTATATTTGATTTATCAAAATTATATGCATCTATTAGTAAATTACGCATATTACAAATGTCATCAATACAACCTTTCAATGTATACTGTGGTATATTGATATAATTAATTCCTATCAAAAGAGCTCTTTTTTCATTTAATTATAATCATATAAAAACACTTACAAAAATTATACTCTATTGTATATATGGAACAAAATTTAGATACAAATATGAATACAGATACAATTAATATTCCTAGAGATGATATATATAAAATTTGTTTTCTAGATTCAAATGGAATATCAAAACGAATGATTGTTTTTGAAGGGAAATTCCGAGAAATTACAAAAGATGATGAAGTATTTAGCGAAGAAGAAAAAATACAAATGAGTATTGATCAACCTGATATTATTACTTCAAATCAACAGATTCACAAAGACGATTCTATAAGAATTATAAAAAAGAAAATTATAAAAGAAATCGGTATAAATAATGTATCATATGACGAATTGTATTTGTTCTCAAAAAAGAAAGATAAACTACATTTACTAAAGTCATTCTTAGAAATGACAAACAATGGTGAAATTAGTTTTAATAAACATATGGCTGGACAATTTTTAATGAATATTTTGACTGACATGCAAGTAGATAAAGCCAAGATACTGAATGAAATGAACAAAGATACATATTCATACGAAACATTTATGCAATTATTGAATAATAATCTCGAAAAAGAAACTGAAATTTACGATTTATTAGTTCCAATTGGACGTAAGTTCTCAAACACACTTGATTATTTATTTTCAGTTAATCCATTTTTAATATTACCAGGCCCTGATGTAATATATGAGCCACTTGCTAATAACAAATTAATTACTTTTGATAATCATTTATTATTGAATTACGGTAATATAAATAATAATACTATTTATGTATGTTTTGCAAATGATGTTCTCAATTATGGTATTTCTAATAACATATCCGAAGAATATCTGATTAATTTGTACTTTCCTTTATTGAAAGAAAAGGATATTTTATCAAAAGATGCATTGATGGAATCAAAAGAAACATTGATACAACAATCACAATTGATAATGACAGAAAAATCCATGAAAATATACGATATAATTGATTTATATTATAATGTATTTTATAGTCGAAAAAACGATATTACTTATATTAAAAAGGGTATTAAATCATTTCAATTGATATTACATCCAGAATTTCAAACTGTTTTACCTTTGGATATTATATTTAAACAATTTCATGTAAATAGTGAAATACCTTTTATTAAATACAATCCAGGTTCTCGACGTGAGGCAATTTATCGTTTGTATTCTAAAAATCGTACACAAAATGGCAAGAAAATACCTTTTTTAACGAAAAATAAAATAACTTCTTTATCAAAAGAACCAAGTAAAGGTCATCGTCTACATTTTTTTGTACAAAATACAATTGATAATATTCCCATCACAGTTTATTTAGACATCGATTATAATGGAAATATTATTGTTCGATCGGAATTTAATAATCCAGTTGAAACTGATTTTATAGAAAATATATTAAAAAATGTTTTGAACCCAATTATTGAAAAAATAAATCGTTTATTAGAATTGAATGGTTATTTGTTATCAATGTTTAAAAATATAGATAATGAATTCATAGAAATAATTAATATTGAATACAATTATTTAATCGATTATCGTTATGATATAAAATTAACTGAATATACCAATTTATTATCTACTGCATTTGAAATTATTGATAAAAATATTGATAAAGGAGCTATTTTGAAATACAAACGTGTAGAAAATTATAGAAAGATGGATGCAATAGATGCTATGATAACTAATATTTTTAAAAAAAACGAGGGTGAAAAGAATGTAATTGAAGCACTGAAAGTAAATTTCATTATGTCAGAAGAAGAAGCTATTTTGAAACTGAGAGATTATTTAAATCAACATATTCGTATTGGTGGTCAATTTGTTAATAAAACAGTTGATATTGCTGAGAACCCAGGTTTTCCTGTAGTAATTCGTATAATACCATTTGAGAACAAATTATTGATAGAAATTTCAGATATAAATAATATATATTTTTTACCAATTTTAGATATTTATGTAGACAGTTTTTTAAGAATAACACAATATCCAGAATCTAGTACAATTACAAAAAAACAAATAATAGAAATGTCTGCTAATATACAAAAAACTAAAGATGAACCTCATATTGATAATGTAATTATACCGGATATACAACCTTTTCGTTTAAAAGATGAAGAAATAGAAGAAGGAGGTATTTTGTTCGAAGAAGAGGATGAAGAAGACGAAGAAGAATATCAAGAAGAAGAGGAAGAAGGAGGTATTTTATTTGAAGAAGAAGATGAGAACGAGGAAGAACAAGAAGAACAAGAAGAAAATGAGGAAGAAGGCATTTTATTTGAAGAAGATGAGGATGAAGTTGAAAACGATGATGATATCAAAACTGTTATTGAATCCATAAACAAACAGAAACAATTAGGTGGTGCTAATATTTTCTTCAAAAAAATGAAAGAAGAAGAACCAAAATTATTTTTATCAAAAAAAGAAGGCAATTTCAATGCATATAGCCGCGCATGTCCTGCAAATTTAAGCAGACAACCAGTTATATTAACGGACAAAGAAAAGCAAACAATTGATGATAATTATCCAGGATCTTATGAAGTAGCTATGCCTTATAGTACACAACCTGATAAAAAATATTGGTATATTTGTCCTAGATATTGGTGTGTTAAAAAAAATCGTCCTATGACCGATCAACAATTCAAAGATGGTGAATGTGATAATATAAAAACAGTAGATAATAAGAATGTATTCGAATTCACAGATGAAAAAGAACACAAAGATAAACAAGGTAATTATCGCCAACATCGACCAGGTTTTTTAGATAATGATGCTCATCCTGACCCAAATACTTGTGTCCCATGTTGTTTCAAAAATATGAATAGTGATTATCAAATACGTAGACGTAAAGAATGTAATGTTCAAGATACAGATCTCAATACTGGTAAAGACTACAATGAACGAAAAATAAAACAACTTGTAACATCGTTCAGTGATTTAGTAATAAAAATCAGAAAAATTCTCAAAGATTATGAAAAATTATCAAAGACTGATATTGATAATAAATTAAAAGAATGGGAAGGTAGAGAATTTGATTTGTATGAAGAATTAGAAAATAAGTATCGAGAAATATTAAATGAGGATGTAGAACAAAGTCCAACAGATTATATTGATCAATATGAGTACCAAGGAGAAGAACAAAAACAAAGAAAAATAAAAAATATAATAAATATTCTTAGTTTCGATAAAATACCTATTAACCAATATAGATGGGGATTTTTACCAATATCAGTTGAACTGTTTTTAAATACAGATAGTTCAGAAGCAGTTACTAAAAAAAATGCAGCTGTATTAAAACCAAATGCTACACCAATTTTAAGATATGGTGTAGAACAAACAAGACATCAATCATTTTTAGGATGTATATCCGACGTATATAGTTATTATCATAAAGATTTTATTCCAACTATTGAGAACATTCGTAAAACTATATTAAATAAGATGACAATTGATATATTTTTGAAATCAAATAATGGTTCTCTCGTATCTGTATTTGATAAAACAAATATTAAATCCAAAATTATTAGTGATATACACGTTGAAAATTATAAAAATTCTTTTTTTTATAAAAGTTTTACAGATCTTGGAAATTCTGCACAAAATCGTTTTTTGAAAGACACTATTCAATCATATGAGAACTTTTTAGATTATATTAAAGACCCTGAATCATTCATTGATCATAGTTATTTATGGGATATAATCACTATGGATGAGTCTATTTTGTTTGATGGTGGTTTGAATCTTATTATTTTGGAAATCGTAGATAATGATATAACAGATAATGTAGAAATAATATGTCCTACTAATTCTTATACTGGAGAACTTTATAATCGTAAAAAAGGTACTATACTATTATTAAAACAAGGAGAATTTTACGAACCTATATATAAATACGGTAAAACCAGTAATGAAGAAACTAGAACTACAAATGATGCAGTAAAAGTATTCAAAAATAATAACACTCCAAAAATATTATTAGAAACTTTTGAATTGATAAAACGCAGTATGAAAAACTATTGTAAACCACAATCTAGTATCTCTGGTTATCAAACTAAATATAATAATATAAATCAATTGAAAGTATATGAGTTCAAACAAAATATACCAGCAAGCACTGTGGTCAATATATTAAAACAAAATGGACTAATAATAAAGGAACAAATATCGAATTATCGCGGAAAAATAATAGGTATTATTGTTTCAATCAAAGAAGAAGATAATGAACCTGTATTTGTACCTACAATTCCTTCATCACATATAAACAATTTACAAATAAAATATACAGATGATGTAAAATGGTTATCATATGAAAAAACCGTTAAAAAATTATCAATAATACATAGTGTTACAAATGGTGAAGTAAGATGTAAACCAAAAATGCGATTGGTCGAAGATGGATTGATAGTGGGTATTTTAACTGAAACAAATCAATTTATACAGTTAGCTGAACCATATGAAACAAATGATATTAAATATGGTGGTGATTTTATTGAAGTTGTAAGTTATAAAGATAAAGAAAATGGATATCATCAAATTGATAAAAAATTGGCAACTATTAATACGAAAGATGAGACAAGAATAAAAACTATACGTAATATTTCTCTCGAAACACAATTTTATTTAGCATTTCGTATTAAAATACGATCACTTATGAATGATTTCATAAATAAAGACGTTCGAAAAAAAATATTAGATATAATAGATAACGTAGAATATTCATATACATACAAATTGAAAAATATAATAAATATATTATATAATCTATGCAATGAACATTTATCATTTGTGATAATTAGTGAAGATGCTCTATCAAAATTAAGTGATTTGAATTCTTTCAGTAATTACAATGATATCAAAACAATATGTTTTACAAAAAATAATTCTATTTGTTTACCTAGTAAAAATCTAATTAATAATGAAAATAATAAAATAATTTATTTCAGTAAAATTGCTGATGAATTATTACGTTATAGTCGTATAAGAACATTTATTTTCGAACCAAAACATTATTTGAATATTACGAATATAGATTATTCTATACATAAAGACGAAATTTTATTATTACATAGTGTATTATTCGGTAATTATTTTGATAATTTAATTCCATATAATATGAATCAATACATACAAAATATTAATTATGATATCGCAAAACCAATAACAAATAATCAACGTGTTCAAAAAATACCTTTGAATAAACAACATTTCATCAATAAAAATACTACTGATTTGGATGATTTTAATGAATGTATCAGTGCTCCTGTTCTGGTTCTCGAAAATACAGAATCTGATCAAAAGAACTGGCGTACTATTTTCCCTGAAAATACTAAAGAAATTATTATAAATGACTCTATTTTGTGCAGTTATTATCCTATTTTATATGTTGTAAATAAACATCTTGGTATAGATGAGTCAGTGGAATCAATCAAAATAAAATTATTAAAAGAATATGAAAAATATTATAATACTTTTTATTTACATTTTCATAATATTTTATCAATCGAAGGTAAACAAGATATGGCAACAATATTAAAAAAAGGTAGTATCGTGGATTTACAACCTATTATTATGAGTGATTCTTATTTTTTAACAAATTTAGATTTATGGTTATTAGCATCATCATTGAAATTACCAATTATTTTGTTTTCATCAAATAAAATTTCAAATTTAACATATCAATATGATTGGTACGTTTTAAGTGGTGATATTGGAATGGATAAATTTTATTTTGTAAGATGTAATGGTCAAAATAACCCAAATGATATGGAAACCTATCACATTATTGATGGCAGTTTTCATATAAATGAATTACCTGGTTTTGATACATTATCACAAAATCCGAATTATGATAAACATATGTTATCCATAACTGATTATTTGAATAAATACCCTATAAAAATTACTCTGAAAAGATAAATATATATTATAACAATATTGACGTTGTTATAATACGTTTGCGTTAGGAGGGAATCGAACCCCCAGTTCAACCTTGGAAGGGTTGTGTGTTACCACTACACCACTAACACTGTCTGAGTTACCTGAATCGAACATGTGACAATTTGATATCAATAAACCTCTACAGTCAAATGCTCTACCAACTGAGCTAAACCCGGATATGTGGTATATACCACATACTATACATATCAATTGTTTTTATATTGTTTTTTTACGATTTTGTTTTGTTTATTACAAAAATAGTAAATTACAAAATTATTTATTATTTTAGTATTGCACATTACACTGCATTTATGCACTTCGAAATATTTAGGAATATTTTATGTAACAAAATATTATAATGTCTGTTATACAACCAATATTAACTCCTGAACAAGAAAATGAAATTGCTGCATACGATGAATTTAGAACATCTTGCTTATCTTACAAAACCGAAGAAATCTGTGAGAATTTATACCTAAAATTCAAGAAAGACCCGAAACAGAAAGAACGAAAAATACATTCTATCCTAACATATCAAATGGAAAATAATAGGAAGGGGTGTATCAATCGTGATAAGAATGGATGTAAGAACATCCAAAAGGTATTCAAATCCTATATGGAAACATGAGAAAGCCCAGAAAAGTATAGAAGAGAATATCAATTTCAAAACAATAAAAGTTCTAGAACCGTTTCCTTACTGGAAACCGTGAAATCAGGACAAGCCCAAGATTTTCTAAAATAGAAAATGGATAGGGTGCTTTTACACATTGAAAAGGAGAATAACAAAATTTTTATTTTTATAAAAAGTTTGTCTCATTTTTCTTTCCGGTCGGTGTAATGGGTTTATAAACATAAAAAAATACAAAATATATTTGTTTGTATTTTTATACTAGTATATTTTTTTATAAATATCTAAAATCCCAAATCATAATCATCGTCTGCTTGATTTGTTTCATTATATTTCAAATTTGTTATATTATTCTGTATTTCTATATTTGGTTTGGAACAAGTATCTGTCTTATCATCAATTAAGCCAAATACTTTTTCTATTTCTTCATTAGTATTACGCATATCAATATCTGTATCATTCATTTTCTTCATTTTTTCCATATCTAATATTAATTTAAAACTTCCTGTACCAAATACACCCATTTGCCCCATCATTACATTTGCTGATACTCCTCGCATATGATCAAAGTCAGCATGTCTCGATGCATTTAATAATACTTCTGTATGTACTTCAAATGTTGATTTCGATATTGGTCCAATATCATCATTCAAAATACCTGATCTGAATATAGAAACCATATTTTGTGTAGATGTCATTCTATCACATAATAAACTTAGATGATGGTAATTTATGTAAACACCTGCAAATTCCATTACTTCATACAATTCATTATAAATTATTTGTCTTGCTGCTTCAATACCTAATACATCAAATATTTCCTTGATATCATTACTATATGTACGTGATGGATCTATAAAATCAAATGCTAATACATCCAATAAATTTGTACCAGTTGTATCTAAAATCCAAATATCTTTTTGTGAATATTTTCCTTCATCTTTTGTTACATAATTTTGTAATTTACGAGGAAGTACATTTTTAATTCCTTGTATACCACGTAATACAATATTATTTAATAATGTCTCTTGAAAATTACGTAACATATATATTTCATCAGATTGGTCCAAGGTATCTGGAATACCTTTCTGTTTTTTAGTTTTATTGAATACACTACTATTCAAACGAATTCTGAAAATCAAATTATCCGAATTATAATCAGAATATACACATGAAATATCGTTACCATGACTATTTGTTATAGCAAAATGTATATCATCCATTGTTATATTTTTCTCTAATAATGTTTCTGCGTCAAATTCTAGTCTTATTATCCATTTTGATTTTTGTCCAGTGGAATCCTTTTCTTGATCCATACAATCCAATACAAAATCTTGAAATTCATAATATTGATCTAATAGTATTTTATCTTCTAATATGGTTGTTGATCTATCATTTGGATCAAAACATATTTGTACTGATTTTGTAACATCAATGAGTTTAGTATGTTCCAACATATTAGCATATTGTGTTGCTCTATCTCGATCTGTTTCATCAATTGGTTTCAAAAATACAGTTAATGATGGATTTTTTGGATTTTTTGTAAGTCTCAAAATTTCTTCTATTCTCGGTACACCACGAGTGACATTAGATTTTGATGCTACACCAGCAAGATGAAATGTATCCCTTAAACATACTGCATTTATGCAGTCAAAATTTCTTGTATCTTCAACTGTCAAATCATATGCATAATCTGTTGTATTCGAAACTTCCTCTATGGATACAATTTTATCAAATTCCATATCAGGTACACTATCATTACGTAATTCCATTACGACTTCACCATTTATTATATTTGGAACAGTCAAATATTTTTCATAATATTCGTATTTAAAATTCTCTTTTATTAATTGCTTGGCTTTATCATTTTTAGTGGATGGTTTCATATTTAATAATTCGGCTAGTTTTTGTGATTGTTTATTTGAAATGCAAATATAATATGGTTGTTTTATATTTTCTGGTTTTGTTCCACGATTGTTTTTTTCTACTTTTTTTAATTTATCTATTTTACTAACAATACCTATATTTTTTAACATAATTTGTACACTTAATAATAATTTATACGAAACAGAAGTTACAGAAATATTTTCACTACGTATTTCTCCAGTTTTTCTTTTTCGTTGACTAACAGTTCCATCTCCGCCAATATACGCATCTAAAAATCCAAGAATACATTCGCGATTTGAAAAGATAATTTTATCAGATACAAATTTATTATGGTTTAGATTACCGCATAATTTCGATATTATACGACACAATATTGTATTATAAATACGAATATCTTGACTACTCCAACCTTCTTGTATTTTGTCTTTATTACAATAAATTTTGGTAGTAATATTATGTTTTTCACACCAACGTTGAACAGGAATCAAATATTCATCATCATTATTTGCGATTGATATTTGGTGTTTTGTCATACATCCTTCTGCACAATATGCACCTACCAAATAACCAAAATCATAATCTAAGTGAATATTTTCTGGAATATCATATTCGCAGTTATTGATCAATTTCATGTATACATTATTTGATTTGATATATTGTACCTTGTTTGATTTTCTTCCTAGACGAATATTTTCTTTGAATAGTTCTACCACAGAATCACTACGTGTATGTGGCAAAACAAATGTTTTATTTGCATGTTTAGACCACCAATGATGCTCATGCATTAATTCTTTTGCCTTTTGTAATTCAGAGCCATATAAATATTCTGTTGGTGGTAATATTTCACGTAAATTCATTTCAAACTTTTCTGTGTATTCAAGAGCCTTTTTAGAAACTGGTAGATAATCACCGACTTTTAATTCTGCACCATTTACGCCTTGAATTTTTCCGTCTATTAGTTGTAAAAACGATTTTGCTTTTGTTGCTATAATTTCACGACATCCTTCTGTTGTTATTTTCAACATAGTATTTGTACCATCTGCATTAATAACCGGATGTTTTGTAACTGCTTCGATACGACGCCATACTGTTTCTCCATTTTCATTTGCACTAGGAACTTCATAAAATTCTGATAATTCTGCATACGTTGTGTCATTATCTTTCATGTAGTCGATCTTATTTGATGTTTCTATTCCCCACTTTGTGAAATCACCGATTTGAACTGCCTTGATTTCTTTCTTTGAATTTCTTACTAATATTTCGGTTTCATAAGTTACTGAATTCAAAGTTAGCTGTGTAGTAGGTTCACCTGTACTTTGGCCGGCGATGACACCCACCATTTCTCCTGGATGGACAATTGCCTGTTTGTATTTCAAAATAATTGTTTCTAATAACATTACTAATGCTTTACGGTGAAATCGTTTGTTTATTAATAAATCTTTTGGAGTTAAATAGAAATAATACAACACTTCAAATAGTTGAGTTGGTTTACTATATTGTAATTGTGTTATCTTTCCAAAATATTCTTCGATTAATTGGAAAGCTTCTAATGGTGTAATATCGACAATCGAATTTGAATTCATGTTCAATTGTCCTTGAATATTTGCAATTATATTTTGAAATGCTACTGGCATTTTTACAGCATTTTCACTTTTGTTTTTGAAAACAACTTCTACTACATTTTTTCTTGCTTCTATCATTTTTTCAATATATTTTTTACATACTTGTTGTGTTTCAATACGTTGTCTTTTTATTCTCGTAACTGTTCCCTTAGAATAAATATTCAATAAATCATTATGTTGATCATTTGTTCCAATAATATCATAATATAAATAAATATCTTCTACTGTCATCCCAGTTAATGGGATTGACTGATTTTCAACCTTTGTTGAATCAAAATGATCGTCTCCATATGAAAATTGTACTATACGTCCTTTGTTATTACGAACTGTCATATCATATTCGACTTTTAGATCTTCCAAACCTTTAATAAGTCTACGCTGAATATAACCTGTTTGGGATGTATCACGGACTTGTAGACCATTTGCTAAACCGAAATTAAGTGTTGATGGTATTGTCAAATCATATACCTTTGGATATTTTTCAATACCCAAAATATTAATTTCTGTGATTTTATCTAATACTATATTGTTGTATGTATCGAAATTCATATGTTTTTTGTTGTTCCATTTTTTTGTTTTTAGTTTGTTGTTTTTTACATCTTCGATTAATGATATTTGATTAGCGAATTTATAAGCCCAATGAGCGGATATTGAAAGTCTATATGTTGGTTTGATATTTTTGATTTGTAAATTATTACGTTTCATTTGAACCTTGGATATTCTACCGAAAATACCTAATCTAGAACATAACATAGAAATTCCTTCGATTAATCGTTGAGATGCACTTCCTACTTCAATAGAATTTTTACTAATTGAACCATCACCTGAATAATATCCATTTAATAAACCGATTATAAAATTATCTGGTGCTACGAATGCCTCTGATGGTATGAATTTATTTTCTGCTTTATGTCCTACGAGTTTTAATAAAAACTTTGATAATACGGATGAATTACCAGTGATGGTTGTAGATAAACCACCTATTTTATTTATTTTTGATTTTTCAACATATGTAATATTATGTTTATCGAACCATGATTTAACAAAAGAACGGATTTTGTCATTATTATTTGTAATTGTAATATGACAATTATGACTATGTCCTTCTGCCAAATAAAGACCTAAAAATATACCGTTTTCTTCATTTAATTCGAATTTTTCCGATATATACGCGTCTTTACGTACTGCATGATATGGATAAACATTTCCATCTTTTATGTTTTCTGTATTCGATCTTACATATGCACATTGTAATGATGATTTTTTATTGTATGGTAATGTGAATTTTTTTTTGTTATTTTGATTCCACCAGTCAGCTGGTATTTTGTTTCTATATTCCATTGCAGTTTTCATCATTTTTGTAGCAATATTGAAATCTGTTCCATATACAAATTCGGTTTTTGGTAAATAATCCATAACATTGATATGGTTCAAAACGGTTGGTGGTTTACATAATTCACCTGTTACTGGAACACTGTCGCCGATTTTAATATCTGGTGTTGATGTTTCATCTAGTGTTTTTGTTTTTGGATTCCAAATCAATAGTGATTTACTTTCTGTAACAATTACACTTCTACCACCATGGGTTTTGATTTCATATAATGCATCACCTGGATCATGTCTAGTAATAGCGGTAATTTCACCCCAAGTTACTACACCATTTTCATCGGTTGTAGGAATATATACATTATTATCGATATCTAGTAATTCCATTTGTCTTTCGGTGAAATGTTTTACTTTTTCTGGTGTTGTTTCTAACAATGTGTCGATCCATCTACCGATTTCAATGCACTTTGGCATATCATTTTCCAAAATAATAACTGGCGTTTCCCATGTTACTGATTTACATGCGGTATCAATCAGACCGATACGACCACCCATAGCATGAAAGAATAGTTCTGGAGCAGTTAATCCTGAAATATAGGAATTTTCAATAAACCCACGTGCTTGAGGTGAATCATCAAATTTGCTGAAATGAGGAAGTGTACGACTATCGAACCCATAAGGAATGCGTTTACCATCTACGTTTTGTTGACCTAAACATGATATCATTTGAGAAATATTGATTGGTGTACCTTTTGATCCTGAGTTTACAATCATAACAAAACGATTAGTTTTTGCTAATGATTTACGACCCTTACTACCTGCTTGATTTGTTGCTTCGTTCAATATATTATTTACATTTTGTTCAAATTGTGCCATATTTGTTAATGCTGTGTTATTTTCGAATGTTCCTAGATGGACTTTTTCGATTAATGATTGGACTTCTTGTTTTTGTTTTACAATAATTTTTATAATTTCATCTTGTGTTTTTCTATCTGCAATTAAATCACTTATACCTACACTGAATGAACTAGTTTTCATATATTCTGTTACAATATTTTGTAAATCATCTATAAAAGTGGATGCTTGCATATTTCCAAAATCATTACATATACGATGAATAATACCTTTTGTAGTTGAACCTAATGTAGACTTTTCCATTTGACCACGTATGTATTTACCATTGCGTATTTCCATCACGTTGTTGGAGTCTTTCATTTGGTCTTTATCTTCATCGAAAAGATTTGTTTTATATTTTAATGTTATTGGTGATAATATTTGTGATAATATATCGAAATTTGTTATTTTATTACCTGCTTCGCGTAATGCTGCTACATCTACTTTTGGATACATCATTAATAGATTCATTGCTTCTCTTGGTGAGAAACTGATGTTAGGTCTTGTAAAACGATAAGATCCTAATAATGAATCTTGATATATACCAATAATAGGTACATTACCTGAAGGACTGATTATTTGGTATGGTATTGCTGCCAAATGTCTTAATTCTGTTTCTGCTAGTGTATTTTGTGGTGCATGCATATTCATTTCATCGCCATCAAACTTATCGCAGCATAAATGGTCTAGAAAAATTGTAATTTATTTATGTTTATTTTTCCAGGCTAAATATACTACACCCCCTATGTTTCCAAAGGGGAAGGACTGTATCTTAAGCAAACTCTGGATGGCTAATCCTTCATAGTTCACCAACACCCGTTCAGTCTCTGAATGCCTTCCATATCCTACCATAACGGACTTAGGAAGTAACACTGCGGATTTCCCAATCCTTCACATTCTTACCTTTGATTTTCGGATATTAACCGAGTTCCTCACGGACGTTTCCGATTGTGAGTGGTAGTGAAGGCTCTAAGGGGTTTCCCGCATCAAGGTGTTTCGCAAATAAATCAATATTATTTATACCAGTGAAGATTTGAAACCGCACCCCATAGGGGTGCTATGGTTCAAACTGTAACTGGTAACTTACTTGAAGAACAAACCGCTGTGCGGTTTGAATTCTTCAAGGGTGTAAATAGTTTTACCCAAATATTTATTAATTTATTCACTAGGAAGTAACACGCTTTTCACGCTCCCTGTTGCCGACCCGGATGGGATGATTATGGTCGATCGGCATTGTATGGCTTTGTGTCCGCAACGTTCATTCTAAAAGTGTCACCTTTTTTCATAATCTTCACGATATGACACATCATAGACATTCTATGGAGAGACGGTTGTCTATTAAACAAAACCGCATCTCCATCCATCATATGACGATGTACAATGTCACCGTTTTCCAATTTAATAGAATCACGGTCAACATATCGTAGCGAGATATTTTCTCCATTTCGTCTTTCGAGTATCTTAGCACCAGGATAAACCTCAGGTCCATTCTGAACTAATTTCATCAAAAAGTCGCGATTACGATCATTTACTTTTATAGGTTTTGTCAAATTCATAGCAATTTTCGTTGGAACACCCAACTGGCGACATGAAAGATTCGGATCACCCGTAATAACCGATCGGGCACTAAAATCTACACGTTTACCCATCAGGTTACCACGAATACGACCATTTTTACTATTCAAACGACCCATAATACACTGTAAAGGACGACCAGAACGCTGTGCCATTGGAACAGCACCCTTCACTTTGTTATTGACAATCATAGCAACAAAATATTGCAAAACCGTAGTCAAACCCTCAATTACATTTTGCGATGCATTTGCGGCTAATTTGTCCGTTAGATCGCGGTTGGTTTTTATAATATTACTATAAATATGTGTCAAATCATCTTCACTTCTTTGTTGTGCATCATGTTTTACTGATGGTCGCATGGCTGGTGGTGGCACAGGAAGTGCTTGACAAACCATCCATTCTGGACGAGACCACACAGGACTGAAACCCATGAAACTGATATCTTCATCTGAAATGCGCTTAAATATTTTCAAAATGATTTCTGGTGTAAGACGAATATTTACTTTTTTACTTTCACTTTCACCTTCTGTTTCTATATTTTCCCATATTGCATAGATAGTTGAAAATCCTTCCAATTTTATTTTATCAGGCTGTTTACAACCACAACCATCTTCGATGGATTCACCACATCGTTTTACTTTAGTGGAAGCAGTAGATACATATTCCCAACGTTCCTCTGAATTCTTATTCAAAATATGTTTATGTTGATTCTTATTTATTAGTAATTTACTACATTTAAAACATACACATTTACATATTTTCATTATTTCTTTTATATGTTGAATGAAGAATACAGGACGTGCCATTTCAATATGACCAAAATATCCAGGTGTATCAATATATGTTAAACCATCTGTAGGACATATTAATCCAGGTTCTAATACACCCATTCTTGGATCAAATAAACCACCAATTACTGGTTTATTATTGATGTATGTATCACGAGAAGTAACTTCTACCATCGAATTTTTCCTAATTTCTTCGGGTGATAACATACTAAATTGAACCCCAATAATCCTAGAAGGATTTTTGAATTCATTTAATTTGGTTTTATAAGCTGCCATTCTATTATATCTATATTATACTGTTTATATATTTTTATTGTTATTCAATTTTTTCAATTTTATTTGTTTTTATTGAAAAAAACAATATATGTTTGAATACAACTATAAAAATAACTACCAACAATAATAATAATAAATCACCAAATGTATATTCATTATCAAATATTCTAATTGCTTTGAATTTCATACATTCATAATCTGTCAAATTATATAATGATTCTTTTCGATTATTTGAATTATTTTATTTATCCCACATTTGTTGAAAAATCTTTTCTGGATTATTATAAATATTCAATCCCATGAAATTTATTTGAATATCTATGTGATAACACATTTTATATTGTAATATTTTTGATGCACTTTTTTTATTTATTATATATGCTGTCAATAAAAAAGATGGATATTTCATATAAGTTTTTTATCAAATAAATCATATTTTGGTAAATAATCCAATTTTATAACATCCCAATCTTCAGGAGCATTATTAATACTTTCTTCTACTTTTTGTATCCAATTTTCAAAACATGGTTCAGCGTCATCTTCTAAAATCAATCCATAATCTTTTTTTGAATTCTCTAAAAATGTTTGTACAGCTAAATAATGACTCATAGAACAACCTAATGTTGATTTTGGACATAAATATCTACTCAAATAAAAAATATCATCATTATTAGTGAATTTTTGTTGTTCTCCATATATTCCTGGAATTCTAATAAAATTATCTAAATAATTGTTCATTTTTTATAATCTATCAATATCCTTATCAAGATTGATTACATAAATATCAAATATGTTTTCCATTTATAATAAAAAAACAATATTTTTTATTATTTATTACTAGTTGTAAATAATAATAAATTTATAAAAAATTGAATTAAAAATTTATTTGTTTTTTTACATATATTAATTACTATAGTTGAATTTATTGCAAAATGCCATCTAACACCAAACAACAACTTCTTTCTGACAAAAAAAAGAAACAAAACAAGAATGTTTCAAAAAATACAAAATTAAAAAGAAACATTCCTGATTCCGATTCCGACGATGATGATATCTTAGAAAGTCTTGACAATATTTCTGAAGATGAATCAAGTGATTCCTCTTATAAACCAACTAGTAAAAAAAGAAAATCAAAAAAAGTCGAAGAAGAATATGATGATGAAGATGTATGGGAAGATACAGATGATGAAGAAGATGATGAAGAAGATGACGATGATGATAATAAATCATCTGAGGAAGATGACGAAGATGAAGATGATGAACATGAGGATGAAGAAGAAACAGTTAGTTATGATAAATTCCAAAAATTACTTGCAAAAATGTTTCCATCAAAATATATGGATGAAAAAGTCAAAAAAACAGCAAAAAAAGATAAAAAGAACAAAAAATCTAAAAATACTAAAAAAGATAAAAAGACTAAAAAATCTAAAAAAACAAATAAAAAAAACAAAAATGAAGAGGATGATGAAGATGAAGATGAAGAGGAGGAAGAAGATGTCGAAGAGGAAATAGATGAAGAGGAAGAGGAAGAAGAAGATGAAACAGGTATATATAACATCGTATTTGCTATGGATAATCAAGAAGATGAATTTATCGAAGACGATGATGATGTAGAATGTGATAGTGATGATGAACAAGCTTTTATGAAAGAAAATTATCAAAAAGTAGAACAAATTGAGGATACCGATAAAAATTCTAAGAATAAAAAGGATAAAAAAGATAATAAAAGTAAAAAAGATAAAAAATCTAAAAAAGATAAGAAAGAATTATCTAGTGACACTGAAAAAGAGGAATTAACAGATGTCGAACAAGAGTACATTGAATTAGTTGAAACTAAAAAAACACTGTCAAATCAATTGATGAAAAAACCAAATAGTAAAATTTTGAAAAATGCTGTAAAGGAATGCGACGAAACTATAAAAAATTTGATTAAAAATGCTCGTACTAAAAATGTAAAAGCATATCATTCTCTTATCAATGGTGGTAATAAAAAAACAAATGAATATGATTATTTCAAAAAGAAACTCTCTAACAAAGAACAATTACGTGTTATGAAAGATTTGAAAGAAATTAACAGTCATATTAATATTGAAAAACCATATCGTCTTACATTGTTAGATACAAATATGCCTGCTAAATATAAGGCTGTTGCATTACAGAAACTCAATGTTTTAAAATCGATGGATCCTAGTGATAATGAATATTATAAAATCAAAAATTGGGTAGATACTTTTATGAAAATACCTTTTGGTATTTATAAATCACTTACTGTACGCATGGAAGATGGTATGGATCGATGCCAGGAATTCATGGAAAACGCTAAGAATCATCTAGACAATTGTGTTTATGGACTTGAAGATGCCAAAATGCAAATTATGCAAATGATCGGTCAATGGATTTCAAATCCATCTGCTATGGGTTCTGCGATTGCAATTACTGGACCTCCTGGATCAGGTAAAACATCATTAGTCAAAGAAGGTATTAGTAAAATTCTTGGTAGAGAATTCACTTTCATTGCTTTAGGTGGTACTGGTGATGCTAGTTTCTTAGAAGGTCATTCATATACTTATGAAGGTAGTACATGGGGTAAAATTGTACAAATCCTTATTGATAGTAAATGTATGAATCCAGTTATTTATTTTGATGAATTAGATAAAATAAGTGAAACACCACGCGGTGAAGAAATCGTGGGTATTTTAACGCACTTAACTGACACTTCTCAAAATAATCAATTCCATGATAAATATTTTTCAGAAGTAGATTTTGATTTAAGTAAATGTTTATTTATATTCAGTTACAATGATGAAAATAAAATTAATCCTATTTTGAAGGACAGAATGTATAGAATTCAAACTAAAGGTTATGATGCTAAAGAAAAAACTATTATTGCTCGTGACTATTTACTTCCTAAGATTACAGAGCAAGTAAATTTCAAAAATGATGATATTGTTATACCAGATGAAACCATTCAATATATTATTTCTAATAAAGCATTTACTAGTGAAGAATCTGGAGTTCGTAATTTGAAACGTTGTTTGGAAATTATTTATACAAAACTCAATCTATTCAGACTTATGAAACCAGATTCTAAAATTTTGGGCAAAGATCTAGATATTAAAGTATGTTTCCCTTTTACAGTTACTAAAAAAGAAGTAGATATTTTAATTAGAAGTAACGATAAAATGAATCAAAGTATGTTAGCTATGTATGTTTAATTTATAATATGTAAATAAATATAAAAATAATATATATCATTAAATGTATATTATTTTTTAATGAACTCGAATAATCAAGACATTGAATATATGATGAGAGCAAAGACTAATTTGGAAGCTTTACCGGTTGAATTACAGAACGATGAATATGATATTATTCTAAATCTTATAAAAAAGTATATAGAAAAGAATTGTAAACACCATATTATAAATGACTCTATTGATTTGAATTATGACGAGAGCCGTACTATTTATTACTGTCTTGATTGTATGAAAACATTCGACAATATTTAATTACCTATTTGTACAGGTAGACCAGTTTGGTTACCACCTCGTGTTCTTAATAAATTGATATGTGTTTCATCTAAACATAATGCTCCTCTCGAATTTGATAATCCTGAACTATTTTTCTTGCAACTTGGATCTCCTTTTACATCACTGAAAATAGAAACTACTTCACTTTTTGCATTTGGACTACAAAATAAACCGTCTAAACCATATACTTTTTTACATTCTGCGTTATCACTATTGATCAAAAATGATTTAAGGGTATCATCTTTACCAGTTGAATTTAAAGTATATTCAGTTGCATGATGAATTGGTTCAAAGCCTTCATATGGATACATATGAGAAAATATATTTTTTTCGTCATATGGTGTAAACGATTTTGACGAAAAAATAGTTATAAAAAATATAAAAAGTAATATTACACTTGATATAATTACATACTGTGGATTCATTTTCATTTTTTTATATACATATTTAGAAGATAAAAATATGTATATGTAATTTTTTATATAGGTTTTGCTAAACTATTTTATATATTGTTCCAAAAATACATAAAAAACTATTATTATAATATATTATGGAAATAGCTAATCTAAATAATAATGAACGTTTAAATTTGAATAAACTTATCAAAGAGAGTGATTGTGAAAATAACACAGATCATATTCGTAAAGTTAAACACAGTGTTCTTATTCGTGACGACATACGCAAAATGGATCGTTTAAAAACTACACATAAAGATTTACGCAGATTAGATAATGAAAAATTTAAAGAATTATGTCAGCACGAATGCTGTTTTTTGTTTACAAATTATAATGATATTTATAATCGTCTTATAAAAGATGAATTGAATTTAACTATTATGACAAAACTATTAATTGTTCTTAAATTAATTGAAGATGGTAAAGTAGATCAACATGAAGGTTCTGTAATGGTAGGACGTTATTTGAAGGAATTATATATTGATAGTGCTATTAAACATGGCGAAAATCTAGATAAACAATATGATTCTGAATCAAAACCTGAAAAAATCGAAGGTAAAAAAATTAGTTGGAAAGAATATAAAACTATGAAAGGATAAAAAATTGAATGAATTTTTATATATTTTTATTACAATATATAAAATAAACAACAAAACCATGCCGAAAACACGTCACGACCACTTTGTAATTGCTTTTAATAATTTTATGGATAATATTATTTATGAACATTATCCATTACTATTCGAATATAAATTAAATTGTATTACTGAAAATAAACTATGCAAACGTCATACTTATACCTTACATATACCAAAAAAATATTTATCTTATACCATATCATCTAAAAATGATAATACTGTAAATGAAAATGTATATACAGAACAAGAAATACCTGATTCAGATGATATAAAAATATTATTTCTAGATTATTTTAATAAACATGCTCTTGTTGTCGATAATAATAAATTATCTTACACAGATATTTTTGAATACAATTTTATTACTGATTATTTTATTACTGATAATTCAGAAACTGAATTAGTCGATGGTATTAATTTTATTATTTTTATATACTATTACAAATCACATATACCATTTCCAATTGCGCTTACTAAAATGGAAGAATTGATAGAACGAAATAAAGAGCTTGAAAAAGTAAATAGAGAGTTAGAAGAATCTATCGATTATTATATTGAACAAATAGAAGATCACTTACATAATAATAATATATTAAAAAAAAGAATGCACAAAGAACGTAGACAAATACACGATAAATATTTATTATTGTTTGAAAAAATGCAACAAAAAATTCGTGAATATTATGATACCTCTGATAAAAAAGAAGAATGCCCGGTTTGTTATGAGACTATGGATGCATGCAAATTAATTGTTCCTACTTGCACACATTTTATTTGCAATAGTTGTTCTGATCGTTGTGATAAATGCCCTTTATGTCGCGAAGATTATATTGTATGAAAAAAACAAAAATTTTACATGGTTTTTATTTCAAAACAATTCCCAATATACGTTGATATAATAATATTCCTACATCTTGAATTGGTAATACATATGCAATTGTATCTCCGTCATTATGATGTGAGTGCCATAAACCTGGTGGTGTAACAAACATTTCATTCGTCTTCCAATAAACTTTTTTCGGATTTATTATATTTCCATTTTCATCTAATTCATCACCTATCATGGTATATATATTATTATCGTCATTTGCACATATACATAGATCGAGTGCTACAGAATTATGTTTATGAGGTCGTTGACTTATTATATATTGTATTATTTTTATACGGTTTTCATTATTCTAATATATTTACTATAATACATTATTATTATTCAATTTTTTATTGATATAAAGATTTACTGCTAATATATACAAATGTCATCTTTCGATTTATTCTCTCTTTATACAAAACTTTCTAGAAGTGTAAAAAATATTGAATTTGCTATCCTTAAAATTGCTATACAAGATGACAATCTACGTGCAAAATATGAAAGTGCCATCGAAAAACATAATAATAATATTTTAAAAAATAAATTTATGGATTCTGGATTTGATGTATTTGTTCCAAGTAAAACTGTATTTGATACTCAATATCAAACTAAATTCATCGATATGAAAATTAAAACTGAAATGATATATTGTTATCCATTAAATACTGTACTTACTACATGTGCATTTGCAGTCTATCCTCGTTCCAGTATTTCAAAAACACCTCTTATGTTAGCTAATCATACAGGTATTATTGATTCAGGATATCGCGGTTCTCTCATCGGTGCATTCCGCTCCTTTTCAAATAATGAATATGTAGTTGAAGAAGGTACTCGCCTATTACAAATTTGTCATCCAACTTTATGCCCTGTATACGTAGTAATTGTTGATGAAAGCGAATTATCATCTACTGAACGTAATGCTGGTGGATTTGGTTCTACTGGTGTTTAAGAATCTTTTTCTATCTGTTCATATGCCATTAATATCAATTGTTCTTCTACAGATAATTTCTGAAATGTTAAGCATTCATCAAATTTATATTGTATAAATCGCCTTTGCGAATTCATGCATAATATATGTGTTCCATTATTCATGAATTTAATATCTGTTACTATTCCCCCATTTGTTAACTTAATATTATTCATTTTTGTATCATCTTTATATAATCGTATCCATCTTACATGTTTTCCTTTGTGTAATTCATGTAATTCATCTACATAACGATATCCTATTAGTTTATTGCAAATTTCTTCATGTTCACATGAATCTAATTCATTTATTTTTTCATATATTTCATCGTTTATTAATTTCAATGTTTTCCCATCTAAATAATTGTTTTTTTCATTTTCTATATTTTCTAATAATTTCTCAATATCTAATGTCGAGAATAATTCTGGATCTTTCAATGCATTTTCAAAAATTTCGTTTATATCGATTTCTGACATCTTTAACAATTATATGAAATTGTTTTCATATAATTTACATATTTGAATATTGTAAATTAAAAATAGATTTCATAAACACAATTCTTACCATAACGATGTATTATGTAAATATCAGGTAACCAACATATTATACAAATCATTTTATCATCCTCATCATCCTCGTCATTCGTTTCTTCAATAGAACTATCTTGATATATATCGTTTGACGTATATAAAAAATATGATACATTTACACTATAAGTATAAATAATTATATACCAAAATACATATTATATACTATTTTTTGTAATAGTTTCTATTATATTGATTACTCTTTGATTAAATAGTTTTACAAAACTCAAATTTAATAATAAAAATGTTGCACTACCAAATATTATTTGTACATCACTCGATTTCAATATATGTTTTCTGAATGGGTTGAATTTTATTATCAAGAATACACATATAAATGTCTGTATTAATATATCTAAAATGTTCAAATATTTTTTATTGAATTGAAATATTCCTATAAATAACATTATATATGCTACATGAAAAAATACAATACCATAAATATAATATGGTACTAATCCATCTAAAAAATTATCAATATATTCTATTAATTGCATTTATATATTATTGATAAATTATTGGATGGATATTAAAAATAAATATATTATTCAAAATAAAATTGGAAATGGCAAATTTGGAATAGTATATAAAGGTATTTACAAGAAAACAAATGAATATGTTGCAATAAAAACAGAGGTTTCGAGAACATCCATAAAATTATTAAAACATGAAACAACTGTATTAAAATATTTATATGATCATGGTTCTCGAAATGTACCCATTGTATACTGGTACGGTATTCATTTAAATAATATCTGTTTAGTTATGACATATTATGATACATCATTATATCAATTTCTACAATCTAATCATGATATATCGATCGATAAACTTAATAGAATTTTTTTACAATGTATTGTTATCTTGGATTCTATACATAAATTATATGTAGTACATCGTGATATAAAACCACAAAATTTTATGCTTAAAAATGGAGAACTTTTTTTGATTGATTTCGGATTATCCATATTTTATGTTCATGAAAATGGAGAACACATTGATGAAACTTCTCATGATGCGATTATTGGTACTCCAAAATATATTAGTATTAATATTCATAATGGTATATCTCCAAGTAGACGTGATGACTTGATATCGATTGGTTATATGTATATATTTATGTTTTGTAGAGAACTTCCATGGGAAACCATTCCAAATAGTGAATTAGATAATAATATATATGATGATCTTTCTATTCATCATTATAAAAATAAAAAACGTCTTGAACTTAAGTGCTGGGATTATTTGAAACCTATATGTTTGAAAATAAATCAAAAAATACACGATTATTTACGTTACTGTTATCATCTTAAATTCAAAGATAAACCTAATTACGATGCTATATTAAATCTATTTGATATTAATAATTACAAAGAAACAATATAAAAAAAAGACGTATTATATTGTATACTGGGTATAATATGACTTCTACACAGGCTACAACTAACGACGTTCAATCTGCAAGACTACTTGGTCAAGTAAAATGGTTTAATAATAAAGCTGGTTATGGTTTTATCACTGTTAGTGATGGAGAGCATGCTGGTAAAGATATTTTTGTTCATTATTCATCTATTAAAGTTGTTAATACTCAATACAAATATTTAATTCAAGGTGAATATGTTGAATTTACTCTAACTAAATCAACTGGTGAACAACATGAATTCCAAGCTAGTGATATTTCTGGTATCAAGGGTGGTCTATTGATGTGCGAAACACGTCGTGTAAACCGTGCTGTTGATAATGCATCTGGTAATCCACCAAGAAAATACCGTGCTCCACGTGAAAATGCACCACGTCCAAAGACAGTTGAACAAGATGGATTTACACAAGTACGTCGTCGTCAAACAAAGGAAGCTTCTGTAAAAACAAATGCTTAATTACACCGACCAAAAAGAAAAATGAGACAAAACGCAGTTATGATTTATATATTTTATAACTATGTTTCAAGTAGTTTGTTAAATGTTCCTTTGTAATTTTCTTTTCTAAAATATTGGAAATTACATTATAAATATCTTCATATGCTATTGAGAAGGAAATAACAAATTTTTTATTTTTTACAAAAAGTTTGTCTCATTTTTCTTTTTAGTCGATGTAATCAATAATAAATATAATTATTTTATTTTTACATATCTTACAAAAGAATATTCCGTATATTTTCTATATCACATTTAATATTACTTTTAAAATCAGCTTGATAAAATAGAACAGGATAAATAACAAGACCATTCAATTCATTTCTATGTGACGAATAAACATAATGTGTATCTATTTCGCCATCTATATTACAATTATGATTATAAATTTTTTCTATATTTTTGTTATTTATTAATAATGCATGTGTTCCCCAACAAATGGTATTTGGATCTAAATTATATATGTTATTAATTATATTTGTTCCTTTATTATTATTGAGATTACCAAGAAAAATTAAATCAAAGTCATAATTAATAGAATTTAAATCCTTTACTATTTTTACTATTTCTTCATGAGGATTTATATCATCATTGTAATGAATATCATCTTCAAAAATAACTGAATAATCATAATCTAATATATTATTATTTTTGTCATTCATAATTTTTTCTATAATACTAAAATGTGATAAATAACATCCTATTTCACCAGTATAATTAAATCTATATTCATTTCCAAAAGTTTTATTAGTTACTAGTCTTAAATTTTTATTGAAATTACTAATATACTCTAATTGATTATCAATAGATATATTTTTTGTATAAATTCCATTAAATATGTTAATTTTTTGTTGGAATTTATTCCGAAATTTATCAATATGTTCCTCTCTTTCTCTATGTTCCTGACAATGTATTAAATAATATTGTATTTTCATATAATATTATTATTATATTTTTTATATTACTTTTTTCTTATAATAATCATTATTCGATAATTTTGCGAGTTTTATCTATCACTATTTCTTTCAGAACGTTTCGTATTATTTTATCTTCCTGGCGTTCTTGTTCTTCTTTTGATTCCGGTCCTAGAGAATTCAATGATATCTGTAAAAACTCATTGTTTTCACGTGTGTCCAAATATCGGAAATCTGGATTTTGTTCTTGCCATACGGGTAACATTTTTAGGTTTTTTCTTGCTATCTTTTTGAGAACATTCCGTAATTTAGTTTTTTCATTATTTTCTTTTTCCCAATTATCTTGATCCTTTATATATACTGTTTCTCGTTTAATATCTGTACAATGTACTGGACGCATCGTAACATCTAATTGTTTTAATGCTTGAACAAATATTCTTGTTATTCCTTGAACATATCCTAATCTTCCTGTTTGTTCCAAATCATTCACTGTTATTTTTAATGACTCGACGAAATCCACTATGTTAATAGCGTCTTTACATTCCTCATTTAAGAATACATTTAAATTGAATTGATTATTTTGCGTATTATTATTTGTTGTATTATTGATAATATGCGTTTGTTTTGACATTTCAACTAATTGCTTTTGAAGTTCGTTATTCTGTTTCAATAAATCGAGAACTAATGCATTTACATTCAATCCTTCCTTCTCAATTATATTGTTTTCCTTTTGTTTCTCGTGGTATTTTATTTGTATATCATTTATGCAGTCATTTGTTATATTATCTGAACATTTTTTTCGATGATTCCATAATCCGCTTTTTGAATAGTATATTTTATTACAATAACTACATTTATGCTGTGGGGTTTTTTGGGGTAAAATCGGTTCGTTTTGGTTCGATGTCACACTGAGAGTATGTTTACGTGTGAGTAAATGACGTTTATAATCTTTTCTGTTACTCGTTGTAAATGCACATTTTTCACAACATAATTCAGGGGTTTTTTTGGGTAAAATAGGTTCTAAATCCATTCTATATTTTAGAACCAGAAAAAACCCTTAAATCATTTTACATAAAATGTTTATTTTTTTATGCAGTGCTTTTCAAAATAAAAAATTTGGTATTTACAGCAATATGGTTTAAAAATGCATTTTTATAGTTTTTTGAAAAATATATTGATGTTTTTTAAAAATGGACATTTTAAAAATGTCCAAAAAAAAAAATTGACCCGACTTTTTTTTTATTTTTATAAAACCTGGGAGTAAAACTATTTAATTAATTATTTTATGTCTATATATTTATTTTGTCTATAAAAATGGTAATAATTTATTTTTTATATCAATCAAATTTATACGAATTGTTTGTATCGAACAATCCATAATATCAGCAACAGCTCCATTTGTTCTTAACAATTCAAAATCAGTTGAATATTTATAATGCATTATTCTCATTTGGAATGGAGGTAATTTTCTTATTTTTTCCCAAATTTTCATTTGAAACGTCAATTCGTCTTCGTTACTTATCCATTTATTATTATGTGAATATATAGAATTATATATAGTGTTTTCCATTAGATAATTATCAAACCCAATATATATAGGTTTCAAATATATATTATATAATTTATTATTTTCTTCGGTTGTTTTCTTTTTTTTAAAAATTGTTTTTGGCAGTGCATTTATTGGTATTAAATGTGACATGCCTTGTTGAAGTTCATTTTTAATATAAAAATCGACATATGTAATAAATGTATTGTTACCATTATATCTTTCTATACCTTTGTATAATCCATACCATGCATATGATATCATTTCATCGTTCTTTATATGTCCACATTTATGTTTATGTAAACGTTTAAAATGAATCGCTTTCGAGGCAGCCCAATCTTTATAACTGATAAAAAGTATATTATTTATTTTTTCTCTCATTTCATAGGTAGTAGACGGATGCTGAATAATATTCTTTATCCGTTTTTGAGAAAGTTTATTTAAATTCACACCATTTGATAATGCAAACAATAACGCGACAAACACAATAAACATCATTATATAGTTTTGAACATAATAAATACATATTTTGTAAAATCAATTTTTTGTATTTATAAATTCTCGATAATTTTACGTGATTTATCTATTACTATTTCTTTCAGAACATTCCGTATTATTTTGTCTTCTTGGCGTTCTTGTTCTTCTCTTGTTTCTGGTCCTAATGAATTTAACGAAATCTGTATAAATTCATTGTTTTCACGTGTATCCAAAATTATGAAAAATTCAAATTATATTTAATTGAAAAAATGAAACTAAACTGTGAAACTTGTAATTTTTATAAACGAGATACATGGAGAAAAATGAAGTTTCGCCAATACAGTTATGGTAAGAAATCCATTGATATATTTTTGAATAAAATCAAGGAAACATTTGGTGAAAATATATTAATCGGTTATGGAAATTGGAGTAGGAGTAGTCAAATGAAACATTTTATGCCTACTATGAATAAAGGATTGAGGAAACTCATCCATAAGAAATATGATACAATTACCATAAATGAATGTAATACAAGTAAAAAATGTTGCGATTGTAATAAAGATTTAGATTATTACAAGGATAAAGAAGGAAATAAAGTGTTTCGTCTTTTAGTTTGTTCTAATTGCGTGAGTTGCGAAAACAAATATACCGTATTTAGAACAAGAGATGCAAATTCATCCATAAACATAATGAAATTAACAAGTTGTTGGATAGAAAAACAAGAACGACCATTATGTTTCCAAATTTCGTCTTTCACTTGTTCAGCGAAAGCTGAACGAGAAAAAGTAAGGCCATCGTAGGTGAAATTCCTACTATTGATTTTGCATTTTTTCTTTTTTTTGCGTCTATAATGGGCGTTTTAAATGAGAAAAGGTGTAATGTTTTAGATATATGGTTTAAAAATGCATTTTTAGATGTTTTTGAAAAAATCCATCGAGGTTTTTTAAAAATGGACATTTTACACCTTTTCTCATTTTAAATGAGAAAATTATTTAAAAGTATAAAATTATAATAAGTTAAAAATGAAACATATATTTATATTTCGTAACTTACCTTTAGACATAATAAAATATATTCTTTTATATGATGAACATTTTATTATGAGGAGAGGAGAAATTATTTCTATTATTCCAAAAACAGATTATAGATATAATTTATTAAATTTTATTACATTTAATTTTTATTATTTTGAAAATTATAACAATGAGTTAAGATATAAGTATTATTTTCATAATTTATATAATTATGAAGGAAGACAAATGAATAACTCTGACCTAATTCAGGTAAATATAATTGAAAATAATAATTTTATAAAATATTCTATTTGGATTGGGAAACAATATCCAAAATTTATAAATTGTAATAAAAAACAAAATTATTATATTGAAAATCCATTAGATTATAATTGGATATATACAAATTTTGAATATTTAAGAATATAATTATTTGTGCGTTTTAAATGAGAAAAGGTATAAAAATGTCCAAAAAAAAAATTGACCCTACTTTTTTTTTATGATTTATTTTATTAATATATGTAAAACTATTTAAAATTATAATTTATTATATAACAATGAAACTTTTATTTTTGTTATTGACGAT